TCAAGAGACCGCCTCGGCAAAGAGTGAGACCTGCTGCGGAGAGTCAGTCAGAACGCCCTGAGGGGGAGCCAGTACCGCCTCCCGGGGGGCGTTCTCTGCTGCCAATCTCGACCCCCGGGGAGAATCTGGGGAGATCTTTTCAGAATCAGTCGCTGGGGAGGGGCCGGCGAACCAGGCATCCATCGCGGCCCTGCCCCGGCCGTCCGCCTCGGGCATGAAGTGCGCGTACACCCTGAGGGTGATGGAAGGATCTGCGTGTCCCAGCCACTTCGAGACTGACACGACTGACTCCCGGGCGTCCAGCTGCACCGAGGCATACGTGTGCCGCATGGCGTGGAAGCCGAACTCCCGTGTGTCTCCATACGCGAGGTTGGCCCGTGACCCCTGCTCGCGCTCAGGCGGAGCGGCGATAACCCCGGCGGCGGCGAGCGCCTTCTTCCAGTAGTGCTGGTTCCAGGACCATGCCCGGATCGCTCCGCCCTCCAGGTTGGTCACGAGCAGGCGGTGGGTGCGGGGCTTGCGCTCCTCTTCCTCCTTCTTCGTCTCCGGCGGCTTCGAGTCCTTCCACGGCAGGGTGACCTCCTGCGGAGGGAACGCCGCCCTGTACGCAGCGATCTGTACGGCCAGGTACGCAGGTAGCGGCACCGTGCGCTCCTTGCCGCCCTTCGGCGGGGCGAACACGAGCTTCCCGGCTACCCGCTTCACCTGGCGCCGGATATGGATGACCCCGGCCGCCTCATCGATGTCCTGGTCCGCGTCAATGCCGAACGCCTCGCCCTGACGGCAGCCGGCACCCACTCCGATGTCCACGAGGATCTGGTACCGCGGGTGCAACGCGGCCTTAACTGCAACCACTCTGTCCCGTGGCCAGGCGCGCGCCTTCTGCGGGGGAACGGTGGGCGCCTTGATGGTCTTGGCCTTGCAGGGATTGCGGGTGATGCGCTCGTCGTCGATGGCGTAGGCGAGGATGTTGGACAGGTAGCCCCAGACGGCGTTCGCCGTTCCCGGCGCGATGCTGCGTTCGAGCGTCTTGAGCCAGATCCGGAGGCTGCCGACCTTGATGTCGCGCAGCTTTGTCTCCCCGAGGTGGGGGAGGATGTGCGTCCAGACCCGGCCCTTGATGGTCTCCAGGGTGGACGGGTCGGATTTCTGCGCGGGCCACCAATGCGTTTCGACGTACTCGCGCAGTGAGATGTTGCCGTCCCGGGGGTCGATGAACTCGCCCTTGGTCGACTCGTGTTCGGCCTTCGCCTTCCAGGCATTGGCCCCGCTGGGACCGGTCAGGGTGTCGAATGACCGGTCCCGAACTCCGGGGATGCCTGCTACGCGGTACCTCTTGCCCTGGCCGTAGCGGGCGGTCTTGCGCTTCTTACCGGTGGCGGGATCCGGGCGCTTGGTCAGCCAACGGTCCTCGATGTATCCGGGCATGTGGCAGCCCTCTCATCTCCGGGGATCGGAGCGACACCACGTCGCCCCTCCACAACTGGAACCACTGTCCCCCAGCAACGACCATCGTGGTTGCGGCTTCGAGCGCCGCCGCGTGCTCAGGTACGAACAGCCCCCGCGACAGTTCGTAGGTCAGGCGGCCGCGCGACTCCAGGACGCGTACCGGTGCATCCTCAGGAAGATCGGCCAGCTCGTAGGTGACAGACAGCACGGATCCACCCCCTCTGGGGCTCACAGGGTTTGGGGGAGCCCTTGGGACGAAAGTGTTCGGATCCGGAAACATATCGTCACTGCGGCGGCCATACAACGGTCTGTTGACGATCCGGCACGGAACGGAATCGAAACCGCGGGCCAGAGGCCTGGGCGGTCTAGTCGTCGGAGCGCTTGGCCCGCTCGTCTGCTTCGATCATCGCCTGCCAGCGCCGCCGCTCGCCCTTCTCCATGCCGGCGAGGTGGGCGACGATGACGCGGATGTCCTCGTCGTAGCCTGCGAGCTCTGTCGCCTGGTAGTCGAGGTACTGGATCGCGGCGGCCCGCTGCACGATGGACAGAGGTCGCTGCAGCCCGGCGGCAATGCCACGGAGCCGGTCGGGACTGGGGGCCTGCGTGACAGCGTTCGTCGCCAGCTTCTGGAAATACGGCTTCGAGAGCGGGTGCCCTGCGGCCGCCGCCCGGTCGGCCATCAACTGGTAGGAGACGCCGCGCCCATCGTCGTTGATCTCGCGTACTAGGCGGCTGAGCGCGTCTCGGTCCATGTCCCTGATGAGGTTGTCGGGTAGGTCGGGTGAGGGGGGTGTGCGGGTGATGCTGGTGGCCGGCGCATCCATGCCGCTCTCTCCTCGTTGCTCATTCACACCGACTGTCTCTCATGTAGTCCGCACTGGCTCTACAAATAGCAGGCCAGGCCGTACAACCATCTGGCATTGAAGACGAATCGTCTACGGCTCGATAGTACCCAAGTCGATACTTCGCGGAAACTTCACATCCAGCCGTTCGGATTTGTAGACGGGATGGATTTGATCTGGTTCACTGTTCACATCAAGAGCCGAACCGTTCCGATGGAGATCCATTGAACGCCCGATATAGCCTCCGTGACCCGAAGATCCTCAGATGGGTGATGGATCACCCCGGGCGCGGAACCCCGTACAGCATCCGGCAGCTGGCCGACACGATCGGTCTCAGCCACCACGCATTGATAGGGCACCTGCTCACCGGCGAACGCAGCGACTGCGACGTCGACACCGCCCACTCCATCGCGGAGGCGGTCGGTGTAGCCCTCCTCGTCATTTTCGCGCCGTCAGCGTCTCCGGAAAAGAACGATCCGACTCTCGAACGAAACCACTAACCGGAAGGGGCCACCCCGCCCCCCACACAGAGGAGCCCCTGCATGGAAGGGAACCGCAAGCTCACGATCCAGCCCCCGCCGCCCGGCATTGTCTGGATCGAGGACTACCGCAACGACGACGGCTCTGTCGTCCTCGGCATCGCCTCCCGACTCGGGATCAGCCCCAGCACCTACCGCAAGTGGCGGATGAGGGACGAGGGCCCCGACAGCTTCCTCATCGGCAAGAAGGTCGCCGCCCGGATCACCGCCATCGAGGCCTGGCTCCAGGGACTGGAGCAGGCGGCCACCGAAGAGCGGGCCGCAAGCCGCGCCAGCACCGCGCACGACATGCGGCCGGCCGAGCCCCGCCAGTACCGCGCTAGCCACAACCGACTGGCCCCCGCTGCCTGACCGCAGCAAAGAGGCCGCCCCGTAACTCGCCAGTGCGGGACGACCTCAAGAACGAGATCCACCTCAACCACGTGAAGCGAAAGGCGGGCCCCGTGCCCTCATCATCTCAGACCACACCGGCAACACCTACGAGCGAGACCGACACCTTCTGGGCCGAGCAGCGAGCCATCGCCGCCAACGAGCGTGGCAGCCACGCCGATCCGTCCGCGTGCGGCACCTGCCGCAGCAACGCCGAGGCGGGAAAGCGGGTCGAGCACGACGAGTGCGCTCAGCGCGCAACCCTGCTGGAGGCGCCGGACCACCCCCACTACGAGCTCCTGGCCGGCTTCTCCCTGGAGGAGAACGCGAAGCTCCCGGCCCGCTTCCACATTCCCGTCTTCGACGACTGCGGCAAGCCGAACGCCTGGCTGTGCGCGGTCTGCTGGGAAGAGGGGCAGGTTGTCGGCTGGCCGTGCGCCAGTGCCACCAAGTACGGCACGAAGGTCTTCAGCCCGCTCCACGAGGCGGAGACCGCGCAGAAGAGGCAGGCCGCTCGCATCGTCGAGTTGGAGACAGCCTTGGCGGCTGCCGGGCGCTCGCTGTCGTCCTTCATTTTCACCTCGGACGATCCCGGTACTGACGCTCTGGGCGCCCAGTGGCTCTACCACCAGGCGATGCCGAATGCGGACGACCCGTTCGCCCAGCCGCGCGCCTTCCGTTCCAGCGTCTTCTCTGAGGCAGCGAAGGCCGTCGAGGAGATGGACGGCCACACGCCGGACGAGCACCGAGCGCGCCCGCAGGCGTACCTCGACGGCTACTCGGACGGCTTGCAGGACGCAGCCGAAAGCCTGGAGAAGCTCGCCGATCAGGCGGCCGAGGGGTCCGAGGTGACGGCATGACGACGAAGCAACTGCTGGCCCACCTCCTGTCGGCGCCGCCGTTCATCCCCGAGCTGCACACCGACGACTGCGACGACACGTCCTGCGTCCGCTGCCGCATCCTGACCCCCGCCAACCTGTACGAGGTCGACACCTGGCTCGACAACGCCGGCGTTTTCACCAAGCAGTTCACCGAATCGGTCGAAGGTGAACTCGTTGTCACCGGTCTGCGGATCGGTCAGCGCCCGGACCACGTTGTCGCGAAGTTCGGCAACACGATCGTTCGGCACTACGACGGTAGCCATACGGTTCGCCCGACTGAGCACCCAACTGGCGAGCTGACCTCGGCTCAATGGAACGCCCGCTACCCGGTCGGTACCCCGGTGAAGGCGTATCCCGATGTGTACGGCGAAGACGGGTTCACCACCTGGACGACGAGCCGGGCGTGGACGCTTGGCGGCCACACACCGGTAGCCATTGTGGAGGGCTACTCGGGCGGCATCTCGCTCACCCACCTCGACGTGATCGAGGTGACGTCATGACGACGAACCCGATCGAGCGCCTGGACGTGTCGACCGAACTGGTCCAGCTCGAGGCCCGCCGTATCCGGGTCGAGGCGCACGTCGCGTCCCTGCCCGAGCCGCAGTTCCCCGAGTGCCTGCCCTGCGGCAACCGCAAGGGCCCGCTGGTTCCGGACCCGTCGGGCGCCCGCTGGCCGTCCGGTGCGCAGGTTCTGGAATGCGCCGGCTGGTGCACGGCCGCCGACCCGGACCGTCACGACCTCGACATCGCTACCGACCGCGCGTTCGCCGCCCTCGCCACCAACTGGACTCCCGGGAGCTCGGCATGACCGCCCGCAGCACCACGACCGCCGTCGTCTCCGAGCTCCTCTCGGATCTCCCGGATGCCCCGCCCGAGGCCCGCGCCCAGATAGCCCCGCAGCTGCTCCGCGCCCTCGGGCTCACCAAGGAACAGCGCGACTACCAGGACACCGTCGCCGCCGGATACGTCGAGACGCCCGCCGAGTTCGGCGCCCGGATCAGGAGGAACCGCAATGCCTGAGCAGACCACCCGCCTGGCCGAGATCGAGGCCCGCACGGCCGCCGCTACTGGGGGCACGTGGGGCACGCACTACGACGGCACCGTCTACTACCTCGCGTCCGACATCCGGCTCACCAGCGCTGGCACGACCTGCGCCCGCGAGATCGCCGAGCTCCACGACGACCCGGACGACAAGACCCAGACGTACCGCGACGCGACGTTCATTCGCCAAGCCCGCGCGGACATCCCCTACCTCCTCGCCGAGCTGCGCCAGCGGGATGCCGAGATCGCCGAGTTGCAAGCCAAGCTCGCCGTCCGCGAACGACAGCTCGACGACGTGGATGCCGGGGTGATCGCGTGACCGGCCTCGTCGTCCTCGCCGCCTTCGCCTTCATAGCCCTGTTCGGGCAGCCCATCAGTGACCGCATCAGGGGGAACCAGTGAGCATGCTGAACCGCGTCCGCAGTCTCGGCCGGCACCGCGGCAAGACTCCGGCTCAGCTGCGCGCCGCACTCGATGAGGCGGACTGCCTGCTCATCGGCCTGGCCACCGAGATCGACGAAGCCCGTCGGGGCCGCAACGCGGTCGAGGCTCAGCTGGACGCCGCCGGTATCGAACTCTCCGGCGCCCGCGAGGATCTGGCCGCCGCCCGGCAGACCATCGTCCAGCTCGAAGCCGTCGTGAAGCTCCGCGACCAGGAGATCGACAAGCTCGCCGAACGCATCCGCATCGGGATCGGCGCCGAGCACGTCATCGCGAAGACGCAGGAGATCGACGCCCGCGACATCCAAGCGCGGTTCGCCACCGGCCTGGTCGTCACCCTCGCGCATTCCCCGCAAGCCGCGCACCCGGCGAACGTCCCGGTCCCGGCCACCTGACGCGCTGGCCCGCCGGATGCCACCGGTCGGCGGGCCAGCGATCACAACCACCCATAGACGCGGCGTCGAGCACCCCCAGCTCCGCCGCCCGAGGGTCCGCCCCAACACCCCCAGCGGGGCGGGCCCTCCACATTCGAAAGGCACGACACATGAGCACTGCAACGACCGTCATCACCGAGGACACCGCCCGCCACGTCCTTTGGCACTACGGCCAGGACGGCGGCATGCAGCCCGGCAGCTACACCGAGCGGCTGATGGAGACCATCGACGCCGCCGACGTGGTCAACGCCGAGATCCTGCGCGGTGCGTACCCCGAGCTCGTCGCCGCGATGCTCACCGCGAAGAACGACATTGGCGGCGTCGAGCAGCTGCAGCAGATCGTGGGTGCGGCGTGACCGCCTTCAACCCGCCGACCGGCGTCCTCCTCGGCACGTACACCCCCGGCACGCCGGAGTGGGAGAAGGCCCGCGCCGGCCTCTGCATCACCGCCACCGAGATCGCCGCGGTCCTCGGACTGTCACCGTGGGCCAGCCCGTTCAGCCTCTGGCACAAGAAGGCCGGACTGCCCACGCCGCCGTTCGAGAGCAACCCCGCTGTCGAGTGGGGCAACCGGCTCGAGGAGGCCGTCGCCCAGAAGTGGCTCGACGAGCACGAGGGCTACGGCCTCGAGTCCACCGGAACCTGGCGGCACCGGGATCGCGAGTGGCAGCGCGCGACCCCGGACCGGATCGCCTTCACCGGTCGGGGAACGGTCACCGAACTCCTCGAGGTGAAGACGTCCCCGTTCGGCGACGAATGGGGCCCGGCTGGCAGCGACGAGCTCCCCATCTACTACCGGTGCCAGGTCCAGTGGCAGCTCGACACCCTCGGGCTGGACCTCTGCCACGTCGCGTTGCTCGTCTCCGGCCACGACTACCGCGAGTACGTCATCGAGTACGACGCAGACGACGCGAAGGTCATGCGCGACGCCGCCCAGGAGTTCCTCGACACCGTGCGCCGCGGTGAGCGCCCGCCGATCGACGGGGCCGACGCCACGTACCAGACCATTCGCGTCCAGCCCGACGGACTTGAAGACGTCGACGTCGAGATCCCCCTCGAAGACGCCGCCCGGTACGAGATCGCCCAGCAGCAGCACAAGGCCACCGGCGACGAACTCACCGCAGCCAAAGGGATCCTCCTCGACCACATCGGGACCGGGAAGCGGGCCGTCGTCGGTGAACGCCGCGTCGCCTACCGCACCGTCCGTGACGGCAAGACCTACTCCCTCAGCCCGTACACCAGCAAGGACGTCCACGCATGAGCGAGATCAGCAACGCCATCGCCACTCGTGACCAGGGGCCGGCCGCCCAGATCGAGGCCTACCGCGACGAGTACGCCGCCCTCGTCCCCTCGCATATCAACGTCGACCAGTGGGTCCGTCTTGCAGCTGGCGCCATCCGCGGCAACGAGGACTTGATGGAGGCCGCCCGGAACGACATCGGCGTCTTCCTTCGGGAGCTGAAGACCGCAGCACGCCTCGGCCTTGAGCCCGGCACCGAGCAGTTCTACCTCACCGCCCGCAAGAGCAAGGCCCACGGCTACGCCCTGATCATTAAGGGGATCGTCGGCTACCAGGGCATCGTCGAACTGATCTACCGGGCCGGCGCCGTCTCCTCGGTGATCGTCGAAGCCGTCCGCGCCAACGACACCTTCAGCTACGTGCCCGGCCGCGACGACCGCCCCATCCACGAGATCGACTGGTTCGGCGGCGACCGCGGCCCCCTCGTCGGCGTGTACGCCTACGCGGTCATGAAGGACGGCGCCGTCTCGAAGGTCGTCGTCATGAACCACAAGCGGGTCATGGAGATCAAGGCCAGGTCCGACTCCAAGAACTCGCAGTACAGCCCGTGGAACACCGACGAGGAATCCATGTGGCTCAAGAGCGCCATCCGGCAGCTCGCCAAGTGGGTGCCGACCTCCGCTGAGTACAAGAGCGAGCAGCTCCGGGCCCACGCCGAGGCCATCGGTGAACTCGCCAGCGTCGCCAGCGCCCCGCTCCCGCCGCAGCCGTCCGTCCTGGACGACGTCGACCCCGACGACGAAGGCCCCATCGAGGGCGAACTCGTCGACTAGCCCATCCCGCGGTCGGGCCGCCCTGCCCGAAACAGGGCGGCCCGCACGAAACAGGAGACCACATGGAGGTCGAGATGGACATCGACACAGACAAGACCCGAAACGCCGTTGACCTGCAGAAGCGCGAAGGAGCGGCGCGACCGTCCTTCGCCTCCGCCCAAGCGGGCGCAGCGGCTGTCCGTGGTGTGCTGAGTATGAAGGGCATGACCTCTTCGATTCAGCCCGCCCTGGACGGCAGCATCCCCGTACAGGAGAACGACTTCGAGACCTGGGTCACCCAGGTCCGCCCCGCCTTCGAGCAAGCCGCCGCCACCGGCCGGGAGTTCGCCTCCTGGCACATAAAGGTCGACGCGAAGCTCCCCGAGCCGCCGAACCCCAAGTCCCAATGGGGCGCGCTCATGCACCGCTTCAGCGAGGAAGGCCTCGTCGAGGCCGTCTCCTTCACCACCACCCGCGACGGCTCCGGCGTCCGCACCTGGCGCGGCACCCGCACCGCCCGCACCCAGCGGAGGGCGGCATGAGCGCCCGCGACCAGCAGCGGCTCCTCCGCCAGCTCGAGGGCCACATGCGCCAGTGCCGTGCCAGGGCCGACATCCGCCGGGAGCTCACCCAGGCTGGCATGACGGCAGACGACATCTGGAAGTTCGAGTGCGCTGTCCGCCGCCAGATCCGCGAAGAACGCACCCAGCGGAGGGCGGCCGCATGACCACCGCCCTGTGGATCCTCGCCGCGGTCCTCGGCCTGAACGTCCTCTTCGTCGCATACCGCCTGTGGGTCACCCGCAACGACATCCCCGAAGAGCAGCGCGCCGCCCGCCGGGCCGAGCTCGCCGCCCGCTTCGACACCTACGCCGCCCGCATCGACCAGCTGCCTATCAAGGGGGAGTGATGACCGCCGACCGTCGAGCCAAGCGCAAGCTTCGCGACCTCAACCGCCACCGCGGAATCCCCAACCGGTACCAGGGCGACGACGTCCGAGCTCACATTGACCAGCTTCACCGCACCATGAGCTACGCCGACATCGCCGTCGCCAGCAGATGCAGTCGATCGCAAATCCGCCGGATCATGCAGGGCGGCGGCGTCAACAAGGACACCCGAACAAGGCTCCTTGCCGTAACGCCGACGCCGCGCGGAGGGCTCTTCATCGACGCCCTCGGTACGCGCCGCCGTATCCACGCCCTTCAGGCGATCGGCCACTCGCAGGACACCATCGCCGACGCGGCCAGCACCACGCAGTACCAGATCTACTCCATCATCAGCGGCCAGGCGACGGTTCGATACGGCTTTGCCCAGCGGATCACCAACGCGTACCGGCAGCTCGCTGACACGAACGGCGACTGCATCCGTGCCCGCCGCCGTGCCGCAGTCGAGGGTTGGGCCGGCCCGGAGTACTGGGATGAAGAGGACTTCGACAACCCCGACTTCACCCCCGCAGTCGAAGCGACGCCGCGGTTTATCGCGCTGGCGGAGAACAGCTTCGAACTTGAGCGCCTCGGCCACACCCGGCAGCAGGCCGCGGAACGCCTCGGCGTCACGGCGAACAACCTTCAGGTCGCCATTGGCAGGTACCGCAAGACGACGCAGCAGAACGCTGCCGCCGGTCAGGAACTCGACCGCCACCCCGAGCGGCTTGACACCGCCGCCTGAACGCATGACGAAGCCCCGCGGTAACGCGGGGCAGGAAGGGAGGGGGCGTGTCAGTCGGACTTGGGTTTGCGCCGGACGACGATTTTGCGCTTGGGCGCGGCGTCGGGATCCGGGGCGATCTTCGCAACCCATTCGCGGGTCAGGCCGGTAAGGCGCGCCAGCTCCGACGGGCCAATGTCCTCGGTTCGGGCCGTGACCAGCAGGTCTCGCAGTTCTGCGTCGGCGCGCGTGAAGGCGTCTTTGGCCCGCGCGCGCTTCTTGGCGGCGGCCTGCACCTTGTCGCGGATCTCGTCCATGTTGCACATGTTGCCATGCGCGAACACCGTTCCGCTACCCATGCGCACATGGGGGTCGCGAACGGGCTATGCGAACGCTATTCTCATGTCATCGGTCGAGAGATCGCCAAAACCGGGCGCACGACGGGCCTGGTTCCGTGCGCCCACTCGGCCCCCATAACCACCTCCACCAACAAGGAGGACACCTTGATCGCCAACCGTCCCGGCTCCACCCGTGAGCGGCTCTACGCCTCAACCACCGACACGTTCGATGCCGACGGCGACATCGACTACATCGCCGTCGAGTACGCCCTCAACGGCGAGCCCGTGAAGCTCACCACCGCCGAGAAGATCCACGCCGCGCGCATCCTCAACAGCCGCGGCTACGGCGTCGTCGACACCGCCCGCCGCGTCGGCGTCACCCGAGACACCGTCAACGCCTGGCAGAGCAACGGCTGGCAGCAGGGCAAGCCGGGGCCGAAGAAACCGCGACGCGAACCCCCGAAATGCGGCGAGCCCCGCATGTACCGCCAGCACCTCCGCAACGGCGAGAAGTGCGACGAATGCCGGGCCGCCAACGCAGCCGCGGACCGCCGATACCGGCTCACCGGCAGCCGAGCCAGGGCCTAGCCCGGCCGCACCACGCCGACAGCAGTCCTTGTCCGTACCCGCAGGAAGAAGCTCATCGTGACCCTGGACGCCATGGACTGGGTGTGGAAGCACTCCCAGTCAAAGGGGAACACCCGTGTCGCGCTGATCTATGTGGCCGACCAGGTGCGCACCTCGGCGGCTGAGGCGCGTCTCGGCAGGCCCGAGCTGATGGCGGCGATGAACGCCACGAAGAACACGGTTCGTGACGCGATCATGGACGCGCTGAAGCTCGGCGAGCTGGAAATCGTGCAGCCGTCCGCCGGCCGTCGCGCCGCTCTCTATCGGCTTCCTGGTGCGGTCGGCTACTCCCGTAAGGGGTCAGAGGTTGACCCCCTGGAGTCCCGTAGAGGGTCAGAAGTTGACCCTCTACAGGGTGATACCCCCTCCGGTAGAGGGTCAGATGTTGACCCTCTGGAATCCGTAGAGGGTCAAGTTTCGACCCGTAGAGGGTCAGATGTTGACCCCCTTCCCCATCCCAGTAAAACGCTGGCTAGCAGCGAGCCGGAGAAGCTCGACGGGTTCCAGATCTGCCAGCCCCTCGTGCGAGCGATGACGGAAGCCGGCATCACCGTCTCCTGGAGCATGAAGCCCGCCGACTGGCTGGACATCGCCACCGTCGTCCAGCGCGCCGGAGTCCCGGCCATGGTCGCCTTCGCCCGCGACGCGAAAGCAGCGGCACGGCAGAAGCCCCGCTACGCCACGTTCTTCCTCCGCGGCGGATGGCGAGGACTTCCCCCCGCATCCAACGTCCCGCCCCCGCGGCCCTCGACCGCAGGGAAGCCGCCGCACTGCGGCCACCCGGACTGCGACCCCGTGAGCCGGACCCGAGAAGTCGAAGACGACCGCGGACTCCGCAGCCTCCACAACTGCCCCGACTGCCACCCCACCCACGCGAAAGGCCACGCAGCATGACCGAGCACGACATGACCGAACCCGACTGGGCGCCCGAGGCCGAGACCAACGCCCCGCCGCACGACCGCGAAGCCGAGATGGCTGTCCTCGGCGCGATGCTCCTCAGCCGCAGCGTCATCGACCCCATCGCCGCGATCCTCTCGGACGCCGCCGACTTCTACATGCCGCGCCACCAGACGGTCTACCGCACCATCACCGACCTGTACGCCCGCAGCCGGGACCCGAAGATCGACACCATCACCGTTGCCGCTGAGCTCCTCGCCACCGGAGAGCTCGCCAAGATCGGCGGCGCCGCCTACCTCCACACCCTTGTTGCCGCCGTCCCCACAGTGAGCAGCGCCACCTACTACGCCGAGATCATCCGCGAGCGCGCCCAGCTGCGCACCGTCATCGAAGCCACCCGCCGGGCCACCAGCCGGGCCCTCACTGCCGCTCTTACCGCCGCCGAGATCCTCGACGCCGCCATGGCCGACCTCCAGGCAGCCGCCACCGGCACCACCACCACGGACGTCCGGCTCTCCGTGTCCGACCGGTGGATGGGATTCGTTGACGAGCTCGAGGCCGGCGCCGACCCGCGCGCCCTCGACACCCCGTGGATGGACCTCAACGAAGTCGTCGAGCTCAAGCCCGGCCAGCTCGTCACCGTCGGCGCCGCAACCGGCGGCGGCAAGTCCCTCCTCGGCATGAACCTCGCCGCCCACGTTGCTCTCACGCGCAGCAAGCCCGCCCTCGTCGCGTCCATGGAGATGGGCGGCTCCGAGCTCATGGCCCGGCTCACCGCCGCCGAATCCGGCGTCGTCCTCGACCGCCTGATCCGTCGGCGCCTCGACCAGTCCGACTGGGAGAAAGTCTTCAAGGCGGCGCCGCGGCTCCAGAACGCCCACAACTTCATCCTCGACGACTCCCCGAACCTCACCATCGGGAAGATCCGGGCCCGCATGCGGTGGATGGCGTCCACCGGCAACCCGCCCGCCATCGTCGTCGCCGACTACCTCCAGCTCATGACGCCGGAGAACGCGAAGCCGAACGCCAACCGGGCCAACGAAGTCGCCGAACTCTCCCGCGGGTTGAAGCTCCTCGCGATGGAGTTCGAGATCCCCGTCATCGCGCTCGCCCAGTTCAACCGCGGCGCCGCCGGACGCCAGCCCGTCGTCACCGACTTCAAGGACTCCTCCGCCATCGAGCAGGACTCCAACGTCATCGTCCTGATGCACCGCCCCCTCAACGAGGACGGCGCCCCCGACGACAACCGGGCCGGCGAGATCGACCTCATCGTCGCGAAGAACCGCAACGGCGCGAGCGGCCGCATCGTCCCGCTCATCTTCCAAGGCCACTACGCCCGGCTGCGATCCATGGCCCGCGGACTCTGAGGGGCATGCCATGAGAGACACGTGCCCCCGCTGCGCCATCCCTGGCATAGCCCCGGCGTCGGAGCGGAAGCAGGGCGGCCAGGTCATACACGGCTACGCCTGCACCTGCGGCCACCGGTGGGCAACCGCCCGGATGGTCGAGGCGTACCCGGCCGACGAGGTCCCGCCGAAGTCCGTCTGCCCGACGCCGGACAAGCACCGGTACGCCACCCCGGAAGCCGCTGCCCTGGCTGCCGAGCGGACCCAAGTCCCTTTCGGCCGGCGCCTGAACCAGTACCAGTGCCGATGCGGCTGGGTGCACAACACGCACCTGGCGCCGCCCGAGCGGTACGCGGTCCAGCGGGAGGCGAGTTGAACACCGCCCCTGCGCCCGCCTCCGGCCGCGTGCCCCCCGCCAACGGCTCGGGCGACGCGGACACCCCTCCGAGGCCGTCACGCGGGCGCACAGCCGCCCGCACGGCACCACCCGACGTCGACCCGCCCATCCCCGGACAGACCGAACTCCCGCTGCAGCCCCACCAACCAAGCCTCTGGAGCCTCTGATGCCGATCCGACCCGAGAACCGAGCCCGCTACCCGAAGGACTGGCCGGAGATCTCCGCCGGGATCCGCTTCGGCCGTGCCAACCGGCGCTGTGAATGCCTCGGCGAATGTGGGCGCGACACCCACGCCGACCGCTGCCCGAACATGCACGGCGGCCTCGCCTATGGCACCGGCTCGCGGGTGATCCTCACCGTTGCGCACCTCGATCACACGCCCGAGAAGTGCGCCCCGGAGAACCTGCGGGCCATGTGCCAGGGCCGCCACCTGCATTACGACCGCGACCACCACCGCGAGACCGCCGCGGCCACTCGCAGAGCAGCCATCGAGGCCGCGGGACAGCTCGCCCTCGACACCCCCACCTCGTGACACGCCGGACGCCCGCCCCGTCGGTAGCGGGGCGGGCGCCGGACCAGCACACCACACACCCCGAAGGAGATCCACATGGCCACGTTCACGGCCCGCACGATCACCAGCACCCGCCGCGAATGGATCGTCCCCGCCGCCGAACCGTGGGGCGCCCCGGCCGCCGAGGTCGGCAAGGCCTGGGCGGTCGCCGAGCTCGCCTACCGGGAGCAGCACAGCCTCCCCGCCGAGCAGGCGCTCCACGACGACGCGCTGCGGTTCAAGGTCACCGACGACGCGATCGTCATCAGCTTCACCACCGAGGAGCCGACCCGATGAAGGCCCTGACCATTCGGCAGCCGTGGGCCGGCGCCATCGTTCACCAGACGAAGCGCGTCGAAAACCGCACCTGGAAACTGCCCGCCAAGCAGCACGGCGCCCGCATCCTCATCCACGCCGCGGCCCAACGCGACAAGAACGCCATCGTCTACGGCCCGCTCCTGGGCGTGTACGGGGCAGTCGTCGGCATCGCCACTCTCACCGGATGCCACGCCGCACACATGGACGGCAGTTGCTGCGGCCCCTGGGGCTTCCCCGACGTCTACCACTGGCAACTCGACGACGTAACCGCCTTGGCGACGCCCGTGCCTTGCAAGGGCGCGCTGAGCTTCTGGAATCCGCCCGCGGATGTCCTTGCCGCCGTCACCGAGCAGCTGGAGGTACAGCGATGACCGCACGCCCGAAGATCACAGCCCTGTACGCGGAATGCGCCAGCCCCGACAGCATCCGCATCGAGATCAAGAAGGCCCGCGTCGTCCGTGACCGGTGGCAGCGTCACGTCGATGGTCTTGCCCGCCTACTCGACACCCGCCTCGGTCAGATCGAGGCGGGGACGTGGCCCGACACCACCGAGGAGGCGACCCGGTGATCCGCGAGGACCGTTTCCTGATCTCCCGCCGCCCCTACGCCATCGACCTGGCCAGCCTCATCGACGGACCCGTCTCAGCGGTCACCGCCGTCTGGTTCCGCCGCAAGCAGGGCGCCACCGTCGCCTGCATCGGCAACCTGTGGGACACCCAGCGCCCCACGCCGAAGGATGTCGCCGAGTTCCTGGCCCGACACACCGACGGCCGGTACGGCGGAACCTGCGAAGGCCGCTGGGATGGCGAGCACTACTGGGGGGCACAGAAGCCCGACACCATCGCCGAGCACCTGGAACTCCTGCGTCCGATGCTCGCCAACTACCCGGCAATCCCGGCCGGCTACGACGGGTGGTGGCGGTTTTGATGACCGACCAGGAACCCCTGTGGACGGACGACGAGCTGGCGTACACAACCTGCCGTACCCGCATCCCCGCCGACCACGGGCGCCCCGCGGACCGTCGCACCCGCGCTAGCGACTACGACGCCAACCGCCGGCCCATCGAAGACGTGCCCACCGGGAGGTATCTGTGACCACCCTGTCGGCCCGGCAGCAGGCGATCCTCTGGCACCGGGCGCAGGGCCTGACCGGGCCACAGATCGCCCGCACCCTCGGCATTGCGATCGGAACCCTCGCCTACCACGAGCAGGTCATCGTCACCCGGCTCCGCGCCCGGAACATCACCCACGCCGTCCACCTCGGCCACGAGCTGATCGGCACGTATCCCGACTGCGGGAAGCGGGCCACGTACCCCCGGCACCTCCGCCACGACAACCTTCCCTGCGACGCCTGCAAAGCCGCCAACGCCGCACACGCCGTCGACCAACGCGCCGGCCGACTTGCGCCACCCACCAGCAGCCTCAAGGAGGCAGCATGACCGACCAGCGGACAACCCCGGACAACCCGGCGACCAGCGACGACGCGGCGGACAACTCGGGTCCCAACTACGCCGCCGAAGTGGAGTGCGCCATCGGCCTGAACGTCGGAGGCGGCGGTGCCGACGGCGTACACGCTGCCCGCGATGCCGTGCTCGCCGTCCGGGACCGTGAGATGGAGCAGTTGCGGGCCGACCTGGACCGCGTGCAGCAAGCGGCCTGCCGCACCGCCGAAAGCCTGCGGAAAGCTGAGCACGCCGACGTGCAAGGGCGCTGCCCCGGCTGCGGAGGAGGTGGACTCTTCCTCGGCTCCGGCGGCCACGTCACCTGCCCCCGCATCGACTGCCCCAACCCCTCCGCCGCCGACGACCTCCTCCACCAGCGCGCCCACGACTGGTCCACCGAGCAGCCCCCCACCACCTGATCCACCGCACCACCGGTCGGCCGGACCCCACCCGGCCGGCCACCCCGCCCAGTCCCACCGCATGCCCGCAAGGAGCCGCCGCCGTGATCGACGCCCCGAAGTCCTGGCCCTGTGAACTCTGTGCACGCCCGTCCGTACCCCGCGTCCACGAAGGCTGCGCCGAACGCGTCCGCCACAACCTGCGTACCCTGCCCGACCTGTACCGGCAGCTTGGCGACGCGCTCGTCCCCGGCCGGCGCGGTGGCGGCGGACGCTCCGGCACCCGCACCGCGCCCCTGCCGTGCAGCATCGACGCCCTCGACCTTCGGGCCCGCGGCGGCATCGAAGGCGTGCTCGCCACGTGGGCCGCAGACCTCTGCGACCGGGAGGGCTGGACGCTCAACGAGTACGGGACGGTCCAGGCTGCCGTCGACGGGTACGCCGAGCTCCTCCTGATGAACCTGCGGACGATCTGCGACGAGCACCCTGCCGTGAAGGAATTTGCGGACGAGCTGCGGCAGATCAGCGGCCAGGCCCAGCGCATCATCACCGGGGAGAAGCCCCCGCGGAAGATCCCTGTTGCCTGCCCCTGCGGCCAGATACTCCGCATCACCCTCGACACCGCGGGTGCCCGGTGCCCCGGCTGCGGAGAGCAGCGCGGGCACAGCGAGTTGATGGAACTGCCGCTCGCCGAACGGCGGATCGCGGCATGACGAAGCGCCCCAGTCCTCACGGGCTGGGGCGCTTCGCTGTGCTCAGACTTCGGTCAGCTGGTACGGCTCCGGCAGTGCCCCGAGCGGTACGCCGATCACGTGTCCGAGCATCGCCCGCGCGACCGTGTCCCTCTCCAGCCGCGGCTGGCCGGGCGGCATCCACAAGGCCAGGCTGCCGTCTTCGTGCTGCACGACCGCGCCGACGAAGCCCTGGTCGGTGATCGAGGACGGATGGAGCTCTGCGTTCAGCTCCAGCAGCAGGTCATCCAGTGGCGTATCCAGCAGGCGGGCCCGGGTGATAGAGCGTCGTGCCGGAGGGCATGGGGCGGTACTCTGCATGACAGGTCCCCTTTGACGAGACGGATCTGATGATCGGCGAGTTCGCGCTCGCCGGTCGAACAGGCCGGGCGTTGGTAGCGCCCGGCTTTTTCGTTGCTGCGCGGGGGATGGTGCCGCGCGTCAGGCAATTGGCTTTGCTGGACAGCAGGGCTAGGTTATGCGACGGATCTGCAATCTGCGGCAGATATCCAAACTAATCCTGCCTGGATTATTGAGGCTTGGCGAAGTCGCAGGTCAGGCGCAAGCCGGGAGGCATGTCTGCGGCCCTCTGCCTCTTTCGATTCGTGATATCACTTCCGTGATATCGCCCCCCGATATCACTTTTCCGATATCGCTTAGCGGATATCACTCCCCTGATATCACTTCCCTGATATCGCTTCCCTGATATCGCTTCCCTGATATCGCTTAACTGGAAGTGCGGCTGCGTTGCTGCGCGCCCCGGCTAGTGCGGCAGTACCTCGTCGAGGTAGGCCTGCACCGGCTCGAACAGCCCGTAAGGCACGTACTCGCTGATCGACGCGTGCGCGACCCAGGCCACCGCGTCGAGCTCCTCGGCGTCGGCAACGCGGGCCTCGCCGGACAGGGCCTCGCAGGCGGTGTAGCTCATCAGGCGGCTCGTCTTCGGGTGAACGCGCTCGCCGAGCAGGCGAATCGCCTTCACAGTCAGGCCCGTCTCTTCCTCGGTCTCCCGCACGGCCGCATCCTCGGCGGACTCGCCCGCCTCGATGGCGCCCGCGGGGAACTGCCACATCAGCTCGCCCTCCTTCACGCGGCGGCGCACCATCAGCACCTGCCCGCCCTGGACGATGATCGCGGCAGAGATGCCGGGCTTGGTCTCGGTGTCGCTCATGCTGCCTCCAGGGCGTTCAGTACGGGCGGATATATGCGATCGGCGGGAATGAAACGGGTGAGGGCGGCGCGCGGAACCCAGGCGACGTCCATGTTCTCGACGCTGTCCAGGTTCGTGGCGTTGCCGGCCAGGTAGTCGCAGAGCACGTAAGAGGCCAACACGCCTGTCTGTGGGTGGACTCGGGAGCCGAGCTGCTCGCGGAATGCGCAGTGCACGCCGGTCTCCGCGTGGGTTTCCTGGATAGCGACGGACTCGACGCTGCCGCCCGGCTTGACCATGCCAGCTGGGAACTGCCAGGACAGGGCAGCATCGCCGCGGCGGCACACGAGCAGGACTTCATCGGCCCGAATGACAACGGCGATGGCGACGCGCAAGGCCTGCGCCTGGACGCGCTCCTCAGGTGGGCGGGACAGGAGGCTGAACCTTCGCTGCACTGTCTCACCCGCCCTCTCGTATTCGGTGTCGAGGGCCGCCTGCATCTCGGTGCGCGGCACGATGTCCGGCTCCTTGTGCCAGCCGGCCACCGTGCGAGTCGCGACCCCGAGTCTTCTGGCGAACGCCTCGTTCGTCAGCCGCATGGCCTCCTGCAGTGCGCAGGCAGTTCGGCCTGTCCACGTATCGACGACGTCCACTATCGGTCCCTCGCGGTCCGGTTGGCGGCGTACTGCATCACGGCTGCACTGGAACTGCACTGGCGGTGCATCGACTGCACTGCCAGTGCATCAGCAGCTCATTGGCCCTTAAGGCGCCTGGGCGTTGACTCGTAGGCATGGGGACCTCCGGCTCAGCTGCTCTTGCTTTTGATGCTGCGGACCGTCCGCTCGCGGAGCGGCGGCACGCCGGCGGCTTTGGCGATGCGACCGACGTGGTTCCGGTCGTAGGGGCTGTGCTCGGCGACCTTGCCGGGAGGGGCGTTCCGCTCCATGAGGTGCTTGACGATCGCTGCATGGAGGGTCTCGCGCGCCGCGTCGCGAACCGCTTCCGCCTTCTTGTAGGCGGCCGTCAGTTCGTCCAACTCTTCGAGCGCGGCTTGCTCGCGCTGCCTCTCCTCTTCCGTCATCCGGGAATCGTCCCACATCAGGTTGCATCCGCTAGATGCAAGGCCCGGGTTTTTCAACTTGGTCAGTCTGCCCACTTGCAATTGCTTCCTCATGTTGCAACTATAGGCATCAACGCAAGGCTGCACCAGACGCAAAACGGCCCCGGATCGGTGTCCTACCACCGTTCCGAGGCCTCACCGCACAGGCTCTACAAGGAGAACCTGATGGCTACGCAGAATCTTACCGGCGCCCCCGCCGCGCCGATCACCATGTCGCCGGCCGACATCGCCGCCCACCAGGCCGCGTCCTACATCCGTCCGGCCCGCAACGCCGACACCGACCGCGCCGCGGTTCGCTCCAGGATCTGCCGGGACACCATCGCCCAACTGTCCGCAATGGACGCCCGCGAGATGACGCCGGCCGACTTCGACCGCCTGACGCAGGCCAAGGCTGAGCTCGCCGAGATCACGGCAAAGCCCGCCCCGGTCGACTCCGACCCGGACATCGATGAGGCGCTCCGCCGGGTTCGTGGCGGCCAGGCCCGCCGCACCGCTCCCGCCCTCGCGAAAGCCGCGTGATCGCCGTGCTCGGATCCAAGGCCCCGCGCACCGTCGACTGCAAGGCCCCCAAGCCGAGCAGCATCGTCGAAGAGCCGGCCACGATCGCCGCTTGCAGGCGCGACTACGAGTCCGCAGCGGAATCCCGCGCCGCCTTCGCCCGCCAGCAGCGCACCCGCCGCTAACCCCCATACCGCCGCGGTCGCGCGGTGAGCCCCCAGCTCCCTCGCGACCGCGGTACTCCACCACATCCACGTATCGATCGAAGGGCACCCCAATGTCTCCGTACCTGATGACCGCGACCGACCTTGCCGCTCTGTCCAGTGGTGACGACGCGACCGTGTCCGACCTCGCCGCCCGCCGCCGGGCCCGGATCACCGTCGCCCAGGCCGAGAAGATCACCGCGGCGGTCGACACCGACCGGCTCGCCGACTCCCTGCTCAACGAGTTCCGGGCCGCCTGGTCGGCCGGCGACCACGACCAGATGACCAACGTGGTCCTCGCCGCGATCGACCTCGACCGGTCCGCACCGGACGCGCCCCGCCTCATGGACGAGATCCGCGGGTTCAACACCCAGGCCGCGGCCTGACCTCCACTACTCCGCCATCCACCCCACCCGAGAGGAGGGCCCGTGTTCTCGCCCGACGACTTCCACCCCCTGCCGTTGCCCCGCCCTGACGAGCACGCTGCCGCAGCGCAGGCCGAGGCCGACACGCTTCTTGCCGCGGCCAAGGCCGAGGCGAAGAAGATTCGTGAGACAGCTGCCGCAGAGGCGCAGGGGCTGCGCACCCGGGCCCTCACTTCCGCCAACAACGAAGCCGACCAGATCCGTGAAGCCGCCAAGGCCGAGACCGCCAAGCGCCAGAAGCGCGACGACAACCTCGACACCTGGTCCGCCCGCGCCGTCATTGCCGGAGCTGTCGGCCTCACCGCCAGCGGAGAGTTTGAGCTCGCCAGGATGGTCGGCTTCGACGGGGGCGTGGCCTGGCTCCTGCCGCTCGTCATCGACGTGTACGTCATCCAAGCCTTCCGCCGACACCGCGACGTCATGCAGGCGATCGGCCTCACCATCGCCGCCAACGTCATCTACCACCTGGCCGATGCCGGACTGTTCGGCGTCAACCCGGGCAACGACGGCAAGGCCGACCCGAAGTGGTGGCTGATCGCCATCGTCGCCTCGGTCGCCTCGCTGATCCTCTGGCGCATGCACACCATCACCTCCCCGGCGAAGGCCAAGCCTGAGCCCCGCCAGCAGGCGACCGCACCGGCGCCCGTTCTGGCGACAGCACCCCGCCAGGAAGCACCCGCCAAGTCGGTCCCGACGGCACCGCCAATTGGCGACAGCGGCACCGCCAAAAACGACCGCCAGAACGGCGCTTCTGGCGCCGCCAAGAAGGCGACAGAAACGCCCGCCAAGAAGACGGCACCTGTCGCCAAGAAGGCCCCCGCCAACCCGCGCCAGAAGTCGGCTGCAGAGAAGGCTCCGCGGCGGTCGATGGCCGAGTGGGTGGCGCTCGCCGAGCCGATCTTCCACAGCGAGTTCAAGCGGCTGAAGCGCAACCCGACCGCAAGCGAGTTCGCGGACGCGCTCAGCAAGGCGGGCCACGGCCGGCCATCCGACTCCACGGCCAAGAACATCCGCACCGAGATCCTCGACCGCGCCGAACTCCCCGCCCTGAACGACTGAGGACCCGTGATGACCACCACTCGAACCCGCCACCCCCGACTCGCCGCCCGCCAGGCCCGCTCCGCCCAGCACATGGGTGATCGACGCAAGGCGGCCGAGCAGCAAGGGCCACTGACAACGCTCCCGGTCGCGGTCGATCAGCTCCGAGCGGTGATCGTGCGCCTCCCCGAAGCCAGGCGGGCGGACGCCGCCGCACAGGCCGTCCAGCTCCTCGACCAGCTCCGCCAGTCCATCGCCGACACCTAACCGTCCGTAATGGCTCAAGGAACGGCTCAAGCCGTTCCGAGCGAGCCATCGAGATCTCAACGCGCCTGCTCGCGCCCGCGCGCACGCGAGGAAACCACTAACCCACCGTAACCACAAGGGGGAACCCGAAAATGCCCATGATTGACGCAGGGATCTCCGCCGCAACAGGCGGAACCTGCCTAGGAACAGCCGGCGTGCTGTACGTCGCCGACCGGCTCCCGTGGATCAACAAGTTCACCGCGAAGATCAAGAGCCCGCAGATCCAGGTAGTCCTGGTCCTCACCGCTTCGGTCGGCCTCGTCTCCACTCCGGTCGGCCAGCTCATCAACAAGGCCACCACCGGGATCAACGGCCTGCTGCAGTCCACGGTCGGCCACTGGACCGGCGTCGGGATCATCTCGGCCCTGGCCCTCGTCGCGCTGCTGCTGCTCATCTCGGACTTCGTGTCCGGGGTTAAGGCGCGAACGCTGCTCCTCGCCGCGTTCACGCCGGCCCTGATGGTGATGGTCCCCGGCCCGATCGGATCCGGCGCGGCCAGCACGCTCGGCTTCGTCGTCACCCAGGTCGGTTCCCTCGTCGTATGGCTGATGGGGGGCTGACGATGATCGGTCTCATCATCATTCTGGCGATCGCTTACGCCTGTGCTCGCGGCCTCGAAAACGGCATGACCGAGGTGTCCAAGCAGCACAAGAAGCGCATCGCCAAGACCGCCAAGACCGCCAAGAAGAACGGCCGCAGGACGGGCGTCAAGTTGGCGGCGTGGACGGCGACAGGAGCGACCGCCACCGGAACGTTCTGGCGCGGCTTCATGCGGGGCTGGCGGCGCGAGTGGCCCAAGGCGAAGAAGCGGGCCGCCACCAAGTTCGGCCGCTACGAGCCGGAGCCCGAGCTGGCGATCGGCGAGGACATCGGCGCGGACGGCGCACCCGTCGCCAAGAGCGAACCCGCCAAGGCCGCAGCCCCCACCGCATCCGTCCCGAAGCCGGCCGTCCCCGAGGGCCGCGCCTTCGTCCTGATCAAGAACGACGACCCCGAGATCGACCCCACCAGCGCATCCACAACAGGAGGAACCATGGCCATCGCCCAGCTCCAGGAGATCACCGGCGTCAACACGCTCAAGGCGTTCGTCGCCCGCTACGCCTCCGAGAAGAACGTCAGCGCCGAGGAAGTCACCGCCCTCGCCCAGCGCACCGCCGACGAGCTCGCCGGCATCGAGGCCGCGATCGAGCAGGCCACCGAGCTGGAGTTCGGCGACGACGGCGGCTCCCTCGCCGAACTGTCCGCCCTCCGCGACCTGGCGATCGCCGCTCAGGCCGCCGCCATCGCCTACCAGAAGGCCGCGCTCGACGCCGCCGCCCTCGCCGCCCAGTCCTCCAGGAACATCCACGACCGGCACAGCGACATTCAGGAAGCCGTCGCCGCCCAGGGCGGCCGGATGGCCTCCAAGCAGGCATACACCGCCGACGCCTGACCACCCCCGCGGCCCCGGCCACACGCCGGGGCCGCCCTTCCCGCCCACCTCAAGGAGAGACGTCGCCGTGGCGAACACCATCGTTGTTGAGAAGCATGTCGAGGACGAGATTGCTCGCCGGTCAGGCGGTACGCGTGGCGGCCGCCGCAAGGACGGCGCGAAGCCCGAGCGTCACAACAGCAAGGACGCTCGCCGCGTGCTGCGCCTTGCCTACCGAACCCGCCGCGGCATGGCGCCCGTCTACGCGACCAGTGCCCTCGCCCTCAGCGGCAGCGTCCTGGCCGCAGCTCCGGACGGCTGGAAGACCGCCGTCGCAGCAACCGTCACCAGCGCAGCCATCACCACCGCCTGGGGTCGCTGGGAAGGCCGCGTCGGCAAGAAGCGCCTTCGCAAGAGGATGCCGGCCCGCAACGACTTCATCGCTGCCGCGTCCGCCGCCACCAGCGGAGGAGGACTCGTCACCGCCATGGCCGCCACCGGCGGCGTACAGCTCGGCGACAGCCCCTACCCGGCACTCCTTGTCGCCTGGGGCCTTGGCCACGGCATCTACTGGTGGCGCCGGGGCCGTCGCACGGCAGCCCCCGTCCTCGACCTCACCGAGCAGATGAAGGCCTGGCAGCAGGAGGTCGCCTGCTCCGACGGGCCGCTGCCGAACTCGAAGCTTGTCGATGTCGTCACCACCGACTACGGCTGGACCGGCGTCATCGTCGTCAAGAAGGGCAACTGGCACCGGGCCGCCAGTGCAATGGTCGACATCGCGGCTGCTCTCGACCTGCCCGAAGAGATGATCCAGATCGAGAAGGCGACCGGGCAGTCCGCTCGCCGCGCGATCATCGCCGTGTTCAACCGCAACCCGCTCGCCAAGGGCACCGACTACCCGGGTCCGCAGATCCTCGACACGACCACCGGCCAGGCCAAGGCCGGCATCTTCTACGACGGTGCCCCTGCGCACTACGCGTTCTGGAAGCCGTCCGGCCCGGTGCACACCGTCGTGTACGGCGCGACGGACGGCGGCAAGTCGCGCTTCCTCGACATGCTGCTGGGCACCGAACGCCACAACGGCATCGTGTCGTTCGTCTGCGACCCGCAGGGCGGCCAGTCCCTGCCCCGTTGGCGGGAGGCCGTCGACTGGTACGAGGACACCGCCATGGGCGGCATGGCCATGCTCTACGAAGTCCGCAAGATCATGTACGAGCGGTCCGGCCGCTACTCGATGATGGAGTTCGTCGACCACAAGGGCCGCAAGCTCCGCGGCCGCGACCACTTCGTCGTGAACGACCCCGACCCGCTGATCTCCGTCACCATCGACGAAGCCCACCGCGTCCTGGCCCTGCCCGGCGCCCCCGCACTCGTCCTTGAGATCGTCCTCATGGCCCGCAAGTGCGGCATCAAGCTGCGGCTCGTCTTCCAGGGGCCCAAGGCCAACATGTACGGCTCCGGCCCCGAGTCCACCGACATTCGCGAGCAGCTGCAGTCCGGCAACACCATCATGTTCCGCACCGCGAGTACCCTCACCGACTCCATCGGCCTGCCCGGCTGGGAAGTCAACCCGTCCCAGCTCCCCATGTACTGGCCCGACAAGACGTCCACCGCCGGGCTCGGCTACATCAAGGGCCCCGACAACCGGCAAGCCCAGTTCCGCGCCCACTTCGACCGCGACCCCGCCCACTGGGCCACCACAGGCGATACCCCGACCATCGAAGGCTCCGCGGCCGCCTGCACCGGCAAGGCCTACACCGAGCGCCTCGCCCGGCTCGCGGCACGCCTCCGCGGTGAAACCGTGACCCTGCCCGACGACGCCATCCCCGCTGCCCCTGTCGCAACGTCCGGCCGGGACCCAATCGCTGCTGCCGCTGCTGCCATCGAGGCCGAAGCGCCGGCTGGCACCGACGACACCGTCTACACCTTCCTCCTGCAGCGAGGACGGCCCGTCGGCCGCAACACCATCGCCCAAGAGACCCGCCTGACCGTGGGTGCCGTGAAGAACGCCCTTACCCGCCTGAAGCGGGAAGGCCGCGCCATCGACACCGATCGCGGTATCTGGGCGCACCCCAACCACATCGACGAAATCGCCGAAGATACCGAACTTGCCGCCGCCTAACCGAAAGGAACCCCATGCAGCTGCCCGAGCAGTCTCAGCAGCAGGCCCAGGCCGGGCAGCCCACTCCCGGCTGGCACCTCGACCCCATCAAGGAGCAAGCGCGGCAGGTCGCCGCCGCCGTCGACGCGGTATACGTCGAGAAGCCCACGTCCTACCGGGACGACACCCCCCTACCCATCATCGGAGACACCCCGCCCGTACAGCAGCCGGGACGGCCCGCAATGAGCTCGCGGGCTACCGACGCCAGCGTCCTCATGCTGGCCGCGGGTGGCACGTCCTTCCTCGTCTGCGGCGGCGCGGCCCTCGTCATGTGGGCGTCCGAGAGTGCCGACCCGGTCGTCTGCGGCATCGTCTTCGGCGCCCCCACCGCGCTCATACTTGCGATCGGCCGGCTTGTCGGGCGGGTCAAAGCGACCGTCGAGGCCGCCCCGGCTCCGGTTCACCATCACTACAACGGCCCCGTCACCCAGGACTCGCGCAGCATCACCACGACCACCCGCGGCGTCATCGCCAACACCCGCAATCAGACCCGCTGATCAATCACTCAACCAGTTTGTGAACTCTGGCCCTACCTGAGCCAGTTCGCGGATAGCATCCCGATCTCACACGTATCCCTGGGGGGACAATGACCACCGAAATGCCGCCACCACCCTCCGAGCCGCCAACTGCAGCCGCCCTACCCTCGCCTCCCGCCGAACCCCCGGCCGCCGCGCCCAAGAAGCTGTTCAACCCGCTCCTCGCTGGGCTTCTCGGCCTCGCAGTCGGAGCCGGGATCGTCGGAGGCGCATGGGCCTACACCAGCCGCGATACCGCCCCTGACACGTTCACGCTCATCGGCACGTTCACCCTCACCGAAGGGGCCGTCCGCACCGAGGGCGAGAACTGCCGAGGCAACGGCGGCTACGACGACATCGCCCAGGGGACGTCCGTCACCGTGTACGACGCAGCCGGCGGCGTCGCGGCCACCGGAAGCCTCGGTGAATCCCAGTACTCGGTCGGTGCGTGCGCGTTCATCGTCACCGTGGACGACGTGCCGAAGGGGGAGAAGTTCTACCAGGTAGAGGTGTCGCACCGCGGGAAGGTCCAGCTCACCGGCAAGGAAGCCGAGGACGGCAAGCTCGCTGCCACACTCGGCTAGGCATCACCGCACCGCAGGGCCCCGGACTTCACGGTCCGGGGCCTTTGCCGTGGGTACGGCCCGTGCGATCCACCGGCCGCCCGTCGCCCGGCACGGCCGGGTCGTCGGCACCGCGCCCAGCCGTTCGCACAGCTCGGCCAGACCGTCGGCACACTCCGCCTCGGTCTCACCCAGGACAACAAACCGCGCCCCCATGCACGGCAGTCTGCCGGGAGAGGGGGCGCGGTGTGCGTGGAACCGGGGGCGCTACACCTGGTTGGGGGTCTCGCCGGCCCCGCCCTGGGCTTGGTCAGCGGCGTTCTTGATGCGGCGCACGTACTCGCGCGTCCAGCCGGTGATGCGAGCGACGGTGGCTTGGTTGCCGCGTTCGTCGTCCTGGCGGAGGGCTGCGACAGCTTCCTGAATGAGGTCTTCCCGCGCACCGTCGAGTGCGTCGTGTAGCTCGCGATATCGCTGAGCTGCGAGTTCGAGCTTGGCCGTGTCCATACGGCTCATCTTCTCACCTCGTTGGCCAACTGACTATGCCTACTCGCTTGACCATGTCACCTAAGTAGGCCAACATGGTTCTCATAAGGGGTTCGGAAGAGCCCGGCACGGCACCGCCCACGCACCACCCTCAAGAAGGGCCTCGCCATGAAGAAGCAGACGTGTAGCCGCCACCCGAAGGCCGGCCGCTTCCTCGCCACATGCCCCGCCTGCGCTCAGGAGCTCTACAACACCCAGCAGGCCAACCAGGCCAAGCGCGCCGCCGCCCGTGCCGCGTTGACTGCCGCCGGTTACAGCCCGAGCGCCACCATCCTGTCCATCACCGTCATCAACGACACGATGGTCATCGCCCACCAGAACGGCGTCCCCACCCCGTTCGCCGCGGTCTACGCCGTCGACACCTTCCGCCTCCCCACCCAGGCCGAGCTCGACCCCGAGCAGGACGACCCGCGTACCCCCGGGCAGTGGGTCCTCATCGACCAGTACGCCACCGACGACGGTGCCGACATCGCCCGCATGAAGCGGGACGCGTTCGGCTACCTCGCCGACCTCGGTCTCGTCGACGACCTCGAACTCATGGAACTCGCCGCCTAAACCGCAACCCACAGGGGCGGCCGCCACGTGGCGGCCGCCTCAACCCAATCCGCTCGCCGTCCGTGACGACCACTGAGGAGATTCAGTTGGACACCCCGATCAAGACCCCATACGGCGACCCCGAGGACTGGGACGGCGTCATGCCGGCCTCATTCGTCGAGGCCGTCGCCGAACACCTCAGCCGCCTCGGGTGGACCGTCTGGGATCACACAGACGTGGCCATCACCGTCCTCATTCCGATCGAAGCGACGGGCATGCAGGCCGCAGCCAAGCGCGGCGACCACCTTTCCGTGTGGTGGTCACAAACCGGCGGCTTCATGTGGGCGGTTCACGAGCCAGAGCACGGCGGCCAGCACAACAACCCGAACACCCTGCCCATGCCCTCCCACGAACACCCGGTGTACGTCGTCGCCTCCATCGACCACCTGCTCCGCCACGGGGCCAACTGACCGTCCGCCTGCCTTCTCGCCCCCGGGGGCCGTCGAACCGAGGCGGCCCCACATCGATCGCAGGTCTCGCTTGCCCCGTCGATCACCGATATGTCACACTGCCCCCATCGGAACACACGTGTGTCCGCAGTTACTTCGAGCCCCCAGCTTCCGCCGGGGGCTTTCTGCATGTCTGGGGGCGTGATGCGACCGTCCGAGCTGTACCCCGACGACCTGGTGTTCGCCCACGAAGCCGAAGAGGCCACCGGGGTCCCGAAGGCCGTCATCCGTCAATGGGCCAGCCGAGGCCGCATCCAGCGCTTCCAAGGCGACGCCCGGCAGTACTCCGGCCACGGTCACGAGTACAAGACCATGTACGCCCTACCCGAGATCCAGCAGCGGGCCGCGACCTACCGGCCCACACCCCAGCGCGCGCCGAAGGCCGCCTGAAGGAGCCCCGTGCGCAGAGCAGCCGCCACCGTCCTGACCGTGCTCGCCCTCTCCGCTGCCACCGCGTGCAGCTGCGACAGCGACCCCGCGCCGGCGCCGACCGTCACCGTGCGGCCGGGCAGCCCCCAGCCCACGAAGACACCCACGCAGACGGCACCGCCGGGAACGCCCACCCCCACGGCGGCGGACCCGACCCCCACAGGCACCGCCAGCCCGTCCCCGGTCGAAAGCGCCCCGTAGACCAACCCGCAAGCGAGGAGGTGCCCATGGCGCTCCCCGTCGGCGTACCGACCGTGACCGTGGTCGACAGTCGCACTCATCCCGACGGCGGCCCCATGCGCGGGCGCGTCGTCCTCCGGCCCGAGCCCGCGGTCGTCACGAACCCCGACGGTGGCCACATCGTCCTCGGCGACGCGGAAGCCCGGTGGGAGAACGGGGCGCTGACCCTGACCGTGATCGCGGTCGACGCCCCCGGCTACACCCCGACCGGCTGGACCTACACCGTTCTGGAGTACCCCGACGACGCGCCCATGCGCTCGTACCCTGCACTCCTCACCGCCGATCTCGACACCGTCGACCTCGCGTCCCTCGCACCCGTCGAGCCGTACACCGGGGACTACGTCCTCGTACCGGGGCCTCCTGGACCCGCAGGGTCGACTGGAACCACCGGGGCCACCGGGCCGGCCGGAGCGACAGGGGCGACAGGACCTGCCGGAGCGAAGGGCGACACAGGAGCGCAAGGCCCTGCGGGCGTACCGCCCACCGGGGATCAAGTCGGCGCCACCCGCAGCGCCTTCAAGCCCACGGACGAGAACGTCACCTCCTCGATCACGCTGCAGGCTGACGACCACCTGAGCATCTCCGTCACGGCCGGCGCGGCCTACGCCATCGACGGGTGCCTGATCGTCATCGGCGACCCGGCCGGCGATTTCTCGCTGACCCTGGCTGCACCGCCCGGCTCGACCGGCGGGTGGACGCCGACCGCGACGACTCTGGGCACCACCGATGGAACGGGCAGCGTGCGGCTGACCCGGTTCGATTACGGCGCGAGCAGCAGCATGGGCGCCACCGCGGCCGGGGTCATCGTCAACCCGCTTGGTGGCCTCGTTGCCGGGGCTGACGGAACCCTGACCGTTCAGTGGGCGCAGGCCGTCGCGTCCGCCACCCCGACCACGATCAAGTCCGGGTCGTGGATCCGCGTCAGGCGCATGTGACAGACCGCGAGACACCCGCACCACGAGTGCCCCATGATGTCCCCCACCGCCACACCCAGGGGGAAGCAATGCCCAGCTACAGAGACGTACAGACGGCCGTGCGGGTCGAGAAGTTCAGGGTCTGGTTCGCCTGGCTCTCCGGCAACCTGATCATGCTGATCATCGCTGGCGGCACTCGCAACATCAGCGTCGTCAGCACCATCACCCAGATCCTCTTCACGGTCTCCTTCGCCCTCCTTACCTTCGTGGCGATCCGCATGACCAACGCCCTCAACCGCAAGGCGCTCGCCGCCCGACGAGAGGTCCTCGGCGACGACCTGTAAGGAGGTGGCGCCCGTGGCCGGCAACCCGCGCAATGGGCGCCCCTACCGCCGCCTCGTCGCCGCCGTGAAGGCCCTCGGTCATCCCTGCTGTCGTTGCGGCCACAACATCGACCCCACCCTCGACGCGCGACACCCGATGTCGTTCACCCTCGACCACGTCATGCCGCTGTCCAAGGGCGGCAGCCTCCTCGACCCGGCCAACGCCCGCAGCATGCACAGGCGGTGCAACAGCGCCAAGGGCGCACGGCTTGGGCCGCAGCCACTCAAGACGTCACGGAAGTGGTGACCATGGACCAGTACGACGATGACTACGCCAAGCTGGCCAAACGCTTCAAGACCGCCACGGCGCGAGGCGAACTCCGCGTCCTTACCCCCCGTAACTCCGCCTGGATGGCACGCACCGGCCCCGCCTGGTGGATCGGCTACGCACTGCACGAGCCCCGCGACTTCGCCTACAGCGCTCCCCGCCGGCTCGCCTGCCGCCTCTTCGGTCGCCACAACTCCACCTGCGTCGGACGTCCGACCCCACACCCACGGAGGTGGTGAGCATGTTCGGACGCGGCCGCTGCCCCACTCACGACGTGCCATCGCCCCGACGCATCGCCCAGCTCGAAGTGGACACCGGCATCGACCCCGACGCCGTGGCCAAGCATGAGGCGAGCGCGGCCGCGGTTGTCGAGGCGTTCGCCAACCCGGACATCATCGACTGCGGCAGGCCGGGCTGCAAGCGGAGGTGACGCCGTGCTGTACGTCGTCACCGGCCCGCCCGGGGCTGGCAAGTCCAGCTGGATCAGGGCGCACGCCAAGCCGTGCGACATCGTCATCGACATGGACCTCATGGCCCTGGCCATGGCCGGCCCGGGTGCTGACCACCACAACCACAGCGAGACGCTGCTCAAGGTCGTGCACCGGGCCCGCTTCGCTGCGATCCGTGAGGCCGAGCAGCACATCGAGACGACCGACGTGTACGTCATCAACACCCTGCCCAACGCCAGGACCATGGCGCAGTACAGGCGACTCAAGGCCCGCATCGTCACCGTCGACCCAGGGCGGGACATCGTCATGCAGCGCATCGCCGACATGCGGCAGCCGGGCATGAGGGCCGTCGCGACCAAGTGGTACCGGGCGAACCGAGGCAGGGCCCGCAGCTCGATGCCCCAGGCGTCGCGGGAGTGGTGACCTGCTGGTCAGCCTGCTGATCGCACCTTGACAGCGAGCCCGATGGGGTGGCTGGCGCCACGCCTCGATCATGATCGATCCGAGCCGAACGGCCGTTCTTTGAGCTGAGGGGCGGGCGACCCAAAAGCCCCTGTTCGCCGATTTTGCGCGTGGGCCATCCCAAGACGATCTTGACCCGAACTCGAAGGCTTGCCCCAAGATCACTTCGATACCGATCTTGACCCGAATGTCAACACTGACGTCAAGATCGCTTGAGTTTGCTTGAGCAATTCGGCGTTGGGGGTGGTGATCATGAACGAGGATGCGGTTCGCGAGCAGATTGACAAGCTCGGCGTCGAGACGCTCCAGCCGGGGCTCTGTGAGCTGGCACTTTCCCTTGCCCGTTCGGCCGATGGGGCTGAGGCGCCTACCGCGCTGGCCGCGGTCGCCGCCCAGCTCCGCGCCGTCCTTCTCGACCTTTGCAAGCTTGCACCGATTGCAAAGGAGGGGGACAAGCTCGATGACCTCACTGCTCGAAGGGCCCGGCGCCGTGGCGCCTGATACACCGCTGTACGGCTCGCAGATGCCTCGCATCCTGACGGTGCCGACAACGTGTCTGTCGTCGTCCGGCCAGGAGGCGGTGGAGCTCGCAGCACTGGCCGGGCTGAAGCTGGACCCGTGGCAGCAGTACGTGCTTGACCAGGGGCTTGGCGAGCGAGCCGACGGCCAGTGGTCGGCGTTCGAGGTCGCGGTGAACGTGCCGAGGCAGAACGGTAAGGGCGGGATCATCGAGGCCCGCGAGCTGGCCGGGCTGTTCCTCCTCGGCGAGAAGCTGATCCTCCACTCTGCCCACGAGTTCAAGACCTCCATCGTCGCGTTCCGCCGGATCGAGCAGCTCATCATGGGCTGCCCTGACCTGCGCAAACGCGTCCTACGGGTGCGTAAGACCACCGGCGAGGAAGCCATCGAGCTAGTCACCGGGCAGGTCTTGCGGTTCCTGGCCCGGTCGGGCGGCTCGGGTCGTGGCTTCACTGGGGACTGCAATGTGCTGGACGAGGCGATGATCCTCGGCGATGACGCGATGGGCGCGTTGATGCCGACGATGTCGGCGGTCCCGAACCCGCAGATCTGGTACTTGGGTTCCGCGGGTATCGGCCATCCGTCGGTGCAGCTGGGGCGCCTGCGCGGCCGAGCGCTGGCTGCGGTGGAGTCTGGGGAGCCGGACCCGTCGCTGGCGTACTTCGAGTGGTCGGTGGATCCGCACCGCGCCGAGTGCTCGCCGTCGTGTACGGAACACGCGGGTGCAGATGATCCCGCGTCGTGGGCGACTGCGAACCCCGCCTTGGGCATTCGGATCAGCGAGGAGCATGTACGCAACGAGCGCCTCAGCATGGGCGGCAGCGGCATCTTCGAGCGTGAACGCCTTGGCGTCGGCGACTACCCGAGTGACGGCACGGACGCCTGGCAGGTCATCGGCGAGGACGTCTGGCGGGCACTGGCGGCCGCGGAGTCCACAGCAGAGGGCGCCGTGGCGTTCGCCATCGACGCGACTCCGGAACGCTCGCATGCCGCGATTGCCGTGGCCGGGCACTGGCGTGGCGGCACGCATGTGGAAGTCGTTGCGCATCAGCCCGGCATGGGTTGGGTGGTGGAGAAGGCGAAGAAGCTTCACGAGCGGCACAAGCCGCGCTGCTGGGTCGTCGACGCGGGCGGCCCAGCCGGCTCGCTGATCGAAGACCTGGCCGAAGAACTTGGTGTTGAGATCGTCAGCCCGAAGATGCGCGAGATCGCTTCTGCCACCGGCCAGTTCTTCGATGCGGTCACTGACCAATCCCTGTCGCACATCGATCAGGCGCCTTTGGCGACGGCTTTGGCGGGCGCCCAGAAGCGTCCCATGGGCGACGCGTGGGCGTGGGCCCGACGCGGCGTTGGCGTGGACATCAGTCCGCTTGTCGCCGTGACTCTGGCGAAGTGGGGCCTCGGGGCCGAGGTCGAAACCGAGTCGGATCCATTGGACAACATCTGGTGAGGGGGCACGGCATGCGCCATCAGGCGTGGGTGGCCCGCTCGGCGGGTGTGGCGGGGGCGGTGACGGGAGTCCTGTGGCGGGCGCTCCCGAGCCTCCTGGGGGTGGGGCTGGTCGCGTATGGGGCCTGGCTGGCGTGGCGGCCGGCCGGGTTCCTCGCGGCTGGTGCGCTGCTCCTCGCGGATCAGGTTGCCGACCGGCTGCCTGCCCGTAAGCGAGTTGGGGGGCTGTCATGAGCTTCCTCTTTGGGCAGCGTGAGCAGCGCAGCGCGTGGCCGCAGGAGCCGCCGCCGATCCCGCCGAACTCCGCGCAGGGCAGCGGCTACTCCCGGGTGGACCTGTCCCGCATGGAGGCATCGCTGCAGAAGGTCGCGGTGTGGAGCTGCGTCAACCTGACGGCGACGATCGCGGAGACGATGCCGTTGGCCTACTTCCCGCGGCCGCGCGAGGCGGCGCCAATGCCGGCCTGGCTGGAAGACCTCGGCGGCGACGGCCACGGGCTGCCCGACTGGCTCTACCAGGCCGTGTTCTCGACGATGCTGCGCGGCAACCTCTACGGGATCGTGGGGGACCGGGACCGGTCGCGGGGCGCGCCGACACAGATCGCGCTGCAGCACCCGGACATGGTGGGCGTCACCCTCGACACGGAAGGGCACCCGGACTGGCGCGTGGCCGGCCAGACGGTGGTCCGGGACGACATGTGGCACCGCCGCGTGTACCCGACGCCCGGCCGCCTTCAGGGACTGTCGCCGATTGCCTTGCAGGCGACGACGATCGCCACCGGGATCTCGGCCCTCCAGTTCGGGGCGAGCTGGTTCCAGGACGGTGCGCACCCGTCGGGGATCCTGTCCTCCGAGCAGGCCCTGGACGCGCGGCAGGCGATGACTGCGAAGGAACGGTTCATGGCCGCGGTGCACGGGCGCCGTGAGCCGGCGGTGCTGGGCAATGGCTGGAAGTACCAGTCGATCCAGATCAGCCCGAACGAGTCCCAGTTCCTGGAGACGAACAACTACACGGCAGCCGAGTGCTGCCGAATCTTCGGCCCGGGCTACGCGGAGATCTACGGCTACGAGACCGGCGGATCGCTGACGTACTCGAACATCGAGCAGCGCAGCTTGGACCTGCTGACCTACGCGGTCGATCCGTGGCTGGTCCGCTTCGAGCGGTTCCTCTCGGGGCTGCTGCCGCCCGGCCAGCACGTGAAGTTCAACCGCAGCGCCTTGGTGCGCACGGACCTGCTGACCCGCTATCGGGCGCATGCGATCGCCCTGCAGAACCGGTTCGCGGTCGTCAACGAGGTTCGCGACCTGGAAGACAAGGGGCCGGTGCCGTGGGGTGCCGAGCCGTTCGACGGCAAGGCGCCGAAGATCGCGATCGATGACAACTGAAGGGGGCGCAATGAGCGTCAAGAGTGACCGGGCCAACGCGTCCGGAACTGTCCACCGTGCGTTCCCTGTGCAGCTGGAGGTCCGCGCCAAGGCGGGCGTCCCGCAGGTGTCCACGATCGAGGGCTACGCATCGGTGACCGAGGCGCCGTTCGAGATGTGGGACTGGCTCGGCCCGTACTCCGAGGTCGTCCGCACGGGCGCTTTCGGAAAGACGCTGGCCGAGAACCCGCAAGTGCAGCTTCTGCTGAACCATGGCGGTCTCGCGATGGCGTACACGAAGGCCGGGAGCCTGCGCCTGTCCGAGGACAGCACGGGCCTGCACATGGAGGCCGACGTCTCGACGAAGCGCTCCGACGTCGGCGACATGCTGGCCGCTCTCGAGGACGGTTCCGTCGACGAGATGAGCTTCGCCTTCCGGGTGACGCGGCAGCAGTGGTCTCCGGACTACGACCAGCGCGACATCCTCGAGGTCGACCTGCACCGCGGCGACGTCAGCGTCGTGAACTTCGGTGCGAACCCCGCAACTTCGGTTGGCGCAATGCGCGCGGCCGACTTCGACCGGCTGGGCGACGACGACGCACGCGCGCTCATGGAGCGCCTGCAGCTCCGCTTCGCCCCGCCCGTTGTGGAGCCCGAGCCGCCGGCCGGGCATCCGCTCTCCCTGTACCTGGCTCAGGCCGCACTACTCGACCTGTAGCCGTATCCGCCTGCATCACCTGACGCGCCGGAGTCCACGCCGGAGCGCTCCTCGGCATGCCCGCAGGAGCGCCACCACCTGGACCACCACCCGAACGGATCCGCAGGCGCGACCCCACCGCAATTCCCTTCACAGATTAGGAGTGAGCCATGCTCGCATTCCTGCGTACCCAGCTGCAGGAGCTGCTCGAGCAGCGGGCCGCGCTGAAGACCGAACTGGACGGTGTCCTCGCGACGCCGACCACGGAGAAGCGCAACCTGACTGACGACGAGCAGTCCGCGTTCGACGAGAAGCGCGACGCCATCAAGGCGAAGGACACTGAGATCAAGGCGAAGGAAGCGCGCATCGCCGAGCTCGAGGAGTCCGAGACCCGCGACAACCAGGCCGCGGAGCTCCGCTCGAAGTACGGCCAGGCACCTACCGCGGCAGCGTCGGGCATCACCGTCACCTCCGAGCCGGAGACCTACCGGCGCAGCGGGGGGCAGTCCTACTTCCGGGACCTGTTCCGCGCCCAGCAGCGCGGCGACCACGACGCGATCGAGCGTCTGCGCCGCAGCGACCGGGAGGTGCTCGACGGGCTGGAGAAGCGCGCCCTGACCACCACCGACGGCGGTGTCGGCGAGTTCGTTCCGCCGCTGTGGATGGTCGACGAGTACGTCCGGCTGGCCCGCGCCGGCCGCGTCGTGGCCGACCAGATCGCCCACCAGCCGCTGCCGCCCGGCACGGACACGATCAGCCTGCCGAAGCTCGCCACCGGCACGTCCACCGCCGAGCAGGCCACCCAGAACACGGCGGTCTCCAACACCGACGCAACGTCGACCAGCGTGTCGGCTGCGGTCGCGACAGTGGCCGGCCAGCAGGTCGTGTCTCAGCAGCTGCTGGAGCAGTCGCCGATCAACATGGACGCGATCCTGCTCGGCGACCTCGCGGCGGACTACGCGGTCCGCCTCGACACCTTCGTCATCAGCAACAACGCCGCGAACAAGCGCGGCCTGCTGAGCGCATCGGGCACCAACGCCGTCACCTACACCGACGCCACGCCGACGGTCGGCGAGGCGTACTCCAAGGTCGGGGACGGCATCCAGCAGATCCACACCGGCCGGTTCCTCCCGCCGGACAAGATCTTCATGCACCCGCGCCGGTGGGCCTGGTACACGGTGTCGCTCGACACCGCGGGCCGGCCGCTGGTCGTGCCGGTCGCCCAGATGCCGCAGAACGTCCTGGCGACCATGACGGACGCCGTGTCCGAGGGCTTCGTCGGCACGCTGCAGGGGCTGCCGGTCTACGTCGACCCGAACATCCCGACGAACCTCGGGGCGGGCACGAACGAGGACCGGATCATCATCCTTCGCAGCTCGGACGTGATCCTCTTCGAGGGCACCCCGAAGGCGGAGACGTTCCGGGAGACCTACGCCCATAACCTCTCGGTCCTGCTGCGCTTCTACAACTACGCAGCCCTGCACTCCGAGCGGTACCCGAAGAGCATCAGCGTGGTGTCCGGCACCGGCCTGATCGCCCCCACGTTCTGATCCGACTCGCGCCCCGGGCCGCTGCGCCCGGGGCGCCTTCTCGAAGGGAGTCGTCGTGTCCAACGACGAGACGACCGAGCAGGACAAGGCCGACGCGATCAACCGTGCGTCGCTCATCGCATCGCTGCGGCGCGAACGCCTCGGCTACACACAGCGCGGCCTGGACAAGCGTGTTGCCGCAGTCGACGCGGAGCTGAAGCGGCTCGGCGCGGACAAGGAGGAGCAGGCCGAGGCAGCGGAGGAGGCCGAGGAGGCCGAGTCCGCCCAACCGCTAGAGACGGCGGTCGAGTCGAAGCCGCGTCGCATCACTGGTAGCCGCAGTAGCAAGTAAGGAGTTGCGCCATGGCGCTCCTGACTCTGGCTGAGGCGAAGGCCCAGCTGGACATCGAGACCACCTCCGACGACGGGGAACTCCAGGCATACATCGACTCCCTGACGTCGGCGATCGAGCGGCACACCGGGCCGGTCGAGAACCGGCCGGTGACGGAGACGTTGAATTCCCGTGGCACGCGGCTGGCCCTGTCTCAGGTGCCGGCCGTGTCGCTGACGTCCATCACGCCCGTGATGAATGGCGGGCTGCCCCTGGACGTTGCCGGGCTGGTGCTGGACGGAGACTCGGGCGTGGTGTGGCGTCGCGACGGCCAGCCGTTCTACGGCGGCCCGTGGTCCGTCACCTACGTGGCAGGCCGAGGGGCTATCCCGCCCACGATCAAGCTGGCGGCGCTGTTTCTGCTCCAACACCTATGGCGCACCCAGTACGGGGCGGCACGCGGTGGCGGTGGATCAGACGACTTCAGCGTCACCGAGCCGATCCCGGGCTTCGGGTACGCGATCCCGAACCGGGTGCTGCAGCTCCTGGAGGCGTTCAAGGCGCCGCCGGGGGTGGCGTGATGGCCACCTCTGCTGTCCCGGCCGCCGTCGATGCGCTCCTCGCGATCCTGCGGGCGGCTCCTGCCCTGGCCGAGGTACGGATCGTGGACGGACCGCCGTCGGTGAATCTCACCGAGCGGCACCGAATCTATGTGGGCTGGTCCCCGGGCGCCGAGCAGGCGGTCGACATCACCCAAAACTTCGCGTCCGCGGGGGCCCGCACTCGTGACGAGGACTTCGGCATCGCCTGCTACGCGGAGACCCGTACTGGCGATAAGGACATGACCCTCCGCCGCGCGAAGGCCTTCGAGCTCCTCGCCGCAGTCGAGGGCGCCTTGCGTGCAACGAATGACGCGCCAACCGCGCCGACCTTGTCCGGGACGGTCCAGTGGGCGCACCTGACTGCCGGGAGTCTCGTCCAGGAGCAGAGCGACGGCGGGGCTCTGGCCGGCCTGTCCTTCACCGTGACGTGCCGTGCCCGTATCTGAACACCCCATCACCCAGTAGGGAGTACGCCATGGCGCGAGTGCGCTACATCGGCGCCGAGCCGGTCACCGTGCCGGAGCTCGGCGACAGGTCAGTCCAGCCCGACGAGATGGTCGAGGTGCCCGACGGCCGCTTCGACGGCTACGTCTGCCAGACGACGAACTGGGAGGCGGTCGAGGAGCCCAAGGCCGACCAGCCCGCCCCGAAGAAGACGACCGTGGCGAAGGCCGCCACCTCGAAGGAGGGCTGACCCATGGCGATCGGATCCGGGCTCGGCGCCCAGGTAGGCATCGCGGCCGAGGTGTCCTACGGGACGTTCCTCGCGCCCACGAAGTTCATCGAGTTCACCAAGGAGAGCCTGGCGCTCAAGAAGACGACAGCCCAGAGCGCGGGCATCGCGGCGGGGCGGCTGTTGCCGCTGTCGTCGCGCCGCGTCGTCACCCAGCGGGAGGCCTCCGGGTCGCTGGAGATGGAGGTCACCAACAAGGGCATGGGCGTGCTGCTGCAGACGCTCATGGGCACGACGGTGACCCCGGTGCAGCAGGGTGCGGGCCCCGCGTACCTGCAGACCCACACCCTCGCGGACATCGCGGGCAAGAGCCTGGTCATCCAGAAGGGCGTCCCGCTCACGACCGGTGTCGTCACAGATAAGACGTTCGTCGGCTGCAAGATCACGTCGGCCGAGTTCTCGTGTGGCGTGGGCGAGATGCTGACCGCCTCGTTCGAGATTGACGCCAAGGACTGCGACGAGGCGCAGACCATGGCCACGGCGAGCTACCCGGCGATGTCGCCGTTCAACTTCTCCCAGATGGCCGTGAAGACTGGCACGTTCGGCACGGAGACGGCCCGCGACGGTATCCGGAAGGCTTCCGTCAAGATTGAGCGCGGCATGGCCGTGGACCGGTTCTATGCCGGGCAGGCCGGGCTGAAGAAGGAGCCGATCTCCAACGACCAGGTGAAGATCACCGGGTCGATCGAGATGGACTACGTCGACACCACCCTCGACGACCTGCACACCTCGGACGGGGCGACCAGCCTGGTGCTGGAGTTCGTCGGCCCGCTCATTGCCGCGACCTTTTTCGAGACGTTCCGGATCATCCTGCCAGCGGTGAAGTTCGACGACGCGCCGCCCGTGGTCGAAGGGTTCGACGTCGTCAAGCCGACGCTGTCGTTCACTGCCCTGTACGACGGGACGAACCAGCCCAAGATCGAGTACATCAGCACGGACATCACGCTCTGATCGGAGGGCCCGATGGCCGTCGGCTCCGTACAGATCCTCGGGACCGGACAGCTCATTGTGCTGCAGCGCAAGCTGAGGGCGGCCGGTCACGAGAACATCCGCAGCTCGATGCAGCGGCGCATCCGGCGGGCGGCTGAGCCGCTACGTGACGACCTGCAGGACACGATCCGCGGCCTGTCGATCCGGTCGGCCGGCCGCGGATCGGGCAAGCGAGGCGGGGTGTCGCCGACGACCCGGCCCCTGCGCGCCACGATCGCCGGAGCGATCCGGATCAGCGTGCGCACGGCCGGTACACCGGGGGCGCGGGTGTGGGTCGACAAGGGCATGCTGCCGCCCGACCTGAAGAGCATGCCGCAGACCATCAACACCGGCCGCATCCGGCACCCCGTCTACGGGAATCGGCGGCGGTGGGCCACTCAGACGGCGACCCCGTTGTGGTGGGACAAGACCGTGGCGCGGCATAAGTCGCGCATGGAATCCGAGGTTGCCCGCGTCGTGGATGACGTGCGGCGCCGACTCGAATAGGAGCAGCCTTGATCATCGTCTATACGCCCGAGGGCGGGGAGCCGGAGCAGTACGACGCTCGCACTCTGAAGGTTTCTGAGGCGTCGATCGTCTCGCGGACCATCGATCAGAAGTGGGGCGAGATCAAGGCCGGCCTGCCCGACGAAGACCTCGACGCGATGCGAGCCATCGTGTGGGTCCTCAAGAAGCGCTCGAATCCGTCGCTTCGATTCGCCGAAATCGATCCAGGCGTAGACGAGATGGTCACCCGCTTCGACCGGCAGGAGGTCGTTACCTATGTGGAGAACGCCCTCCGAATCCGGGAAACCGATCCGGAGGTCACCAACGAGCAGCTGGCCGAGGCCCTTGCGGACTTTCCCGCCGCGGCCGTCGACCGGGATCACGCCGAGCGGATCATCGCAGAGATGACCGCCGAGGCCCCAAAAGACCCGGCCCCCGGGGACGAGCCGACGCCGGAGGAGACGACCGAGGCCCCGACGCCGACCTTGTCGGTCTCCGAGGCCAGTACATCGGCCTCTTTGCCCACCTCCTGAACATGCCGCCCACGGTCGTCGATGAGCAGCTGGTCGACGACTTCTACACGCTCATCGCCTGGATGGACGCCCATCAGCAGGCCCAGCTGTCCGGAGGTGAGTGACCGTGGCGACCCGCCTGACGTTCCTGCTGGATGGCCGTGACCACCTGTCCCGCGTCCTCGACCGGGCCGGAGACAACGCGAACCGGCTGGGCCGGCGTCTCCTCGCCGCGTCGATCAACGGCGATGCTGCGATGCGCCGCCTCGGCAACGCCACGACTACCCGCATGGCCGGGCTGCAGCGCGACACCGACCTCGGCGAGAAGGCTCTCAAACAGCTGAAGGGCACCCTGATCAGCTTGGCCCCGGCGGCGATCCCTGCCGCCGCGTCGCTGGCCCCGGTCGCGGCTGGCGCGGGCGCTGCTGCGGTGGCCGTCGCTGCGTTCGGTGCTGCGCTGGGTCCGCAGATCTCCGCTATGTCGGAGGCCGTCGATGCAGAGAAGGCGTACACGGACGCGGTCGCCAAGTCGGGCCGCACGTCCGAGGCGGCGGTGACAGCGCAGCTGGAGTACGTGCGGACTGTGAGCGCGCTGCCTCCTGAGACGCGGCGCGCCGCGGCCGGGCTGTCGGTGCTGAAAGACGAGTACAAGGCGTGGTCCGACGGTCTGGCCAAGGACACCATGGCGCCGGTCGTCAAGGGCATGGGGATTCTCACCGCGCTGCTACCGAAAACCTCTGGACTGGTCAAGGGCGCGTCCACCCAGCTGGACCGCCTGATGACGGTCGTCGCCGGCGGGATGGCGTCCCCGGGACTGGACCGCCTGAACCAGAAGTTCACCGCGTTCGCAACGGGCACCCTGCAGAAGGTCAACGATCAGCTGGTGCACCTGATGCGCACCACCGACGCCGGGAAAGTAGGCGGCGGGGTCAGCGAGTTCATGGACTACGCCCGGGCGCAGGGCCCTGTCGTCGCGGACACCCTCCGCAACGTGAGCCAGGCGCTGGCCAACATCCTGATCGCCGGATCGGACGTCGGCGTATCCATGCTGGACCTGATCAACGGGCTCAGCGGGATTGTGTCCGCCGTGCCCCCGGGTGCGATTGCCACACTGCTGCAGCTCGTCGTCGCTATCAAGCTGGCCAAGCTCGCCGCGGTGGGCATGAGTGCGGCGAGCACGGCGATGCGCGCATTCGGCACGTCGATCATCGCGATGCAGGCGGCTGCGGCTGCAGCACCGGGGCGGCTGTCCGCTGTCTCGGCCGCGATCGGCAGCCTGTCCCGAGGGGCGAAGGTCGCCCTCGCTGGGACCGGTATTGGGCTGCTCGTCATCGCTCTCGGCTCGCTGGCGAGCATGGGGAAGAAGGCCCCGCCGGATGTGGACCGGCTGACGACGTCGCTCGGCAAGCTCGCCCAGACCGGGAAGGTCAGCGGCGAGGCGGCAAAGGCATTTGGCACGGACCTCGGTGGACTGGCCGACGCGCTGCGCACCCTGTCCCGGCCGAGCAACCTCGACTCCACGCAGCAGTTCCTGACCTCGCTGATCGGCATGGACTCCACGCCGGTCAAGGAGGCCAAGGAGAACCTGGACGCGGTCGATAAGGCGCTGGCTGGTCTGGTTCAGGGTGGCAAGTCGGAGCTCGCTTCGGCCGCGTTCGACAAGCTCGCCGCGGGCATGAAGGCCCAGGGCATGAGCGCCGGCGAGCTGCGGACCAAGCTCGACGGCTACAAGTCGGCGCTCGAGGACCAGGCATTCGAGCAGCAGCTCGCCGCGCAGTCCATGGGGCTGTTCGGTAGCCAGGCGCAGGCCGTGCAGGCCAAGCTCGACGCGCAGAAGGCCAGCGCGGACGGGCTGCGGCAGTCCATCCAGGCGCTGAACGACGTAAATCGTCAGGGTCTCGGCGGAATGGTTGGCTTCGAAGCGGCGATCGATGCGGCAGCGAAGGCGGCCAAGGACAACGCGGGCGCGCTGGACATGTCCGGCGGCAAGCTGAACCTCAACTCGGAGAAGGCCCGGAACGCGGCGTCCGCGCTCAACGACCTCGCGGCCAAGACCGACGAGGCGGCCGCCTCTGCGCGGCAGGCCGACGCCCCGTGGTCGACGATCAACGGGATCTACGCGCGCGGCCGGGAGAAGCTGATCGCGTCCGCTCAGGCTATGGGGCTGACGAGGAGCCAGGCGAAGGCGCTCGCGGCTCAGATCCTTCAGACTCCGGACAAGACGGCCCGGCTGAAGGGGAATCTGGAGGATCTGCAGGCGAAGCTGGCCGACGCGAAGGGCCGTCTGGCGAAGGCGCCGTCGTCCAAGACGACGAGTATCCGGGGCGAGATCTCGGACCTGCAGCGGAAGATCGCTGCGGCGAAGACGGCCATCAATGGCGTGCAGGGCAAGACCGTCTCGGTCATGGTCAACTACCGGTCGAACAAGAACCCGTCCTCGTTCGCGGCGTCGATCGGCGGGTACGCCTCGGGTGGTAAGCCGAAGCCCGGCGAACTCGCATGGGTGGGTGAAGAGGGCCCGGAGCTGATGCGCTTCGGCGGCGGTGGGACGGAGATCTACGACCACCGCTCCAGCATGGCCATGGTCGCCGACGCTTCGGCCGCCGGCCGGGATGCTGGCCTGGGTCTGCGCCGGGGCATGACCGTATCGACAGGCGGCGTTGAAGCCTCGGGGCGGGCGCTGGCGGGCGCCATCCTGCACGGCGTCCGCGACGAGCTGCAGATCGCAAGCCCGAGCAAGAAGATGAAGGCGCTCGCCGCGGACGCGGGGAAGGGCATCATCGTCGGCCTGACCGGGTCGAAGGCGAAGATCTCCTCCGTCTCGAAGGACTTGGTCAAGGACATCTGGGCCGCGTGGAAGGGCACCAGGTCCACCAAGGATTCCAGGCTCGTCAAGATGGTGGAGAAGGACACCAAGAAGCTGCAGAAGCTCGCATCGCAGCGAGACTCTCTGGCGTCAAAGATCGCAACGGCGAAGAAGTACGCGTCGGACCTGACGGCCAATGCCCGCCGGGATGCGTCGCTGGGATCCCTCGGCATCGAGGACGGCAAGGTCACCGCCGGGTCGATCCAGGCGGGGCTGCAGCAGAAGCTCGCGAACATGCGCCAGTTCATGAGCTACATCAACACGCTGGCCAAGCGGGGCTTGAGCAAGACGTTGCTGCGGCAGATCCTCGACATGGGCCCGGATCAGGGGTACGCCTACGCGTCCGCTCTGGCTGGGGCGTCCTCGTCGACGCTGAAGAGCATCAACAGCACCCAGTCACAGATCAGCAAGACGACCACCAAGCTCGGGCAGTCCGGCGCGGACATCCTGTACGACTCGGGCAAGAACGCGGGGAAGGGATTCCTCAAGGGGCTGGAGTCCCAGCAGGACGCGATCGAGAAGCAGATGGTCAAGATCGCGAAGGGGATGCAGAAGGCCATCAAGAAGGCGTTGGGGATCAAGAGCCCCAGCACTGTGATGGCGCAGCTAGGCCGGTACAGCACCGAGGGCCTGGCCGCGGGTCTCACAGACCGGATGCCTGTCCTCGACCGGGCGCTCGCCACGGTCACCGACCGGGTTGCCTCGGCGCAGCCGGTCATCGGGCGGCCCGCCATCGGCGCCGGGTCTGGTGGCGTGACAGTCCACAACCACATCGAGGTCAACGGGGCCATGGACCCGGTCGCGGTCGGCCGTGAACTCCAGAAGGTCCTGGTCAAGTTCGGCCGCGTGCAGGGCGGCACCGTCACGCTGAAAGCGGGTTGAGCCAGAATGCCGCTGCTCGTAGAGATGGGCTGGGGTGGCCTCGTACAGGCCCCCTGGTCCATCACCTGGACAGACATCACGCCGTATGTCGACGTGACCTCCGGGGTGACGATCACCCGGGGCGCGTCCGACGAGCTGTCCGAGACACAGCCCGGGACAGCATCGATGACCCTGGACAACTCGGACGGCCGGTTCACCCCGGGGAATCCGTCCAGCCCGTATGCGCCGTTCGTTCGCCGCAACGCACCCATCCGGGTCAGCCAGGCGGTCATCCCTGTCCGCACCGGGTCGGCACCGTACTCGGTGTCGATGCTCGGTGATGATTTCGACGGCGCAGTGGACACGGCGCGGTGGCCCAGCCGCTTCGCCGGGGCGGGCCTGGTCAACGGGCGGTTGCGGATTCCGCTGGCACCGGGCGCCGGGTCGGCAGGCTTCCAGTCGGCCCGGGAGTGGAAGCTGCCGAACGCCTCGGTGTGCGCCCGCCTGTCCACCGCACCCGCCGCGAACGGATCGTCGGTGTCCACGGCTCAGTTCGTTCTCGACTCGGTGACCAACGGGACCCGGATCGGGTTCCAGCTCAACGTTGTGACGCAGATGCTGCGCTGCACGAGCCAGGTCGGCTTCACCGACGGGGCTTCAGTGGACCTGCCGTACTCGCCGATCGATCACCTGTGGCTTCGCATCCGGGAGTCCGCGGGCATCGTGTACTGGGAGACCAGCGGCGACGGGTGGGACTGGACGGTTCGCCGGACCCTGGCCACCCCGGGGTGGGCGTCCGCGGAAACCCTGATCATGACGTTTACGGCCGCCCGCACTGGCGGCACCGGGGACTACATGGAATGGGACCTCCTCGGCGCGCAGGTCAGGCCCCGGTTCTGGGGCATGGTCAACGAGCTTCCCGTGCAGTGGGAAGGGCTGTACAGCTCGGTCACGATCAGCGCGACAGACCTGTTCAAACGCCTCAACCGCCTGCCGGTCCTCAAGTCGATGCTGGCCGAGGAGATCCTTAGCTGCGACGCCCTGACCGGGTTCTTCTCGTTCCTGTCCGCGTACTACCCGCTCACCGAGCCAACGGGCTCCACTGCGGCCGGGGACGTGGCTGGCGGCGGCGCCGGGGCGCTGGCCCTTACCCAGGTCAGCTCGGGCGGCACACTCGAATTCGGAGGCGAAGGCCCCCCGGAGACCGGGGAGGGTGCGCCGACGTTCACCCCGGCGTCCGCATCAGCCGGCAAGTACCTCACCGGGGACCTCGGGGCGCAGGCCGCAGCCGACGCGACCGAGTTCCTGCCCCATGTCGAGGTCTGGTTCAAGACCACGGTGGCCAGCAGGGTGATCTGCGGGCTGTTCGAGCCGAACCTCGAACACCAGCTGACGCTCCTCCTCAACAGCAGCGGCGTGCTGGCCATCGAGCACACGGAAACCGGCGCCCCGGTGGCCACGGTCACCACGTCCAGCGGCGCCCTGAACGATGGGGCGTGGCACCACCTGGTCTACGACGGATCAGCAAAGCGCGTGTACATCGACGGGGCCGCGGTGGGCTCCACGCTGTCCGTGTCGTTCATGTCCGGGCTCCGCACGCTGCATGTCGGCGGGTACCGGGGCGGGCGTCTGTGGGACGGGCAGCTCGCCCACCTCGCCATCCATGAGGCGAACGGACCCTGCGGCCCCACCTACGCCGGGAACTACACCGCGGGCGCCACCGGGTTCTCTGGCGAGACGGCCGATGTACGGGTGCAGCGCCTGGCCCGGTACGCCGGACTGGGCTCCGTCACCGTCTGGGGCAGCACCCATGACCCGGTGTCCAGCCAAGGCCCCGCGGGGACTGGGGTCGTGGCCCGACTGCGAGAGGTCGAGGCGTCCGAGTCGGGGAAGCTCTTCGCCGAGCGGGACTACTACGGGCTGGCCTACCAATCCCGCGACGTCAGGTACAACCCGGATCCCGCGTCCGAGGTATTCGTCATCGACTACGCCGACCTGGACACGCCAGGTGTGCAGTTGGCCGACGACGATCAGAAGCTGGTCAACCAAGCCGAAGGGTCCCGCCCGGGCGGGGCGACCCAGCGCGTCAACGCACCTGGCAGCGTGTTCGCGTTCGGCGCGTATGAGCCGAGCGGCGGGGCGCTCAACCTGCTGAAGACCTCGGACAACTCCGTGCTGGACGCCCTGTACTGGCTGGTCTCCCGGTACGCCAACCCGGCACCCGAGCTGCGCGAAGTGCCGGTCGAGGCGTACACAATGCCCAGCTATCTCGACATCCTCGACGCGGAGATCAGCAGCTACTTCACCGTGTACAACCTGCCCGCGCAGGCCCCGACGACGGAACTGCGGGTCACGGTCGAGGGCTACACCGAGACGATCAAACACAACGCGCACCAGATCCAGTTCCGCACCAGCGCCAGCGCCACCGACTCCGTGTGGGTCCTCGACGACCCGGTGTACTCCCAGCTCGACTACACCACCCGCCTCGCCTACTGAACGGACCACCATGGCCGCCACCGCCCTGCCCGCCGACGCGATCGTGCAGGCCGAGACGTACTACCTGCCGCCGCCGCCGAGGCGCGGACAGATCCCGCAGGACTGGTCCCAGATCCCGGGGGCCGAGCTGGTCTACAAGTGGCTGGAGTCCCGGGGGCGCCGCGTCCCTGTCCCCACCGAGACCGTGCCGGATCATCCCGGCCTGTATGCCCGCATCGACGACGGTCGCTGGCTCGCCGAGTGCGACAACTGCCGGTCCGCGTGGATCATCAGCGTCCTCGATCCCAGGTTCGGGTGCGGGGAGTGCAAGCGCGACTGGGTGCCGCTCATCGTCCCCGACGACATCCCTGCGGCGGAGGCCGAGGCGCTGGCCCTGCCGCGCAGGTTTTGGTGGCACCCGGGTGACCCGCTCAACCCAGTACAGCCCGAGCCGGACCCCGAGGAGCCGCAGCCGTGACGTTCACACCGAAAACCTGGGTCGTCGGCGAGACCGTAAGCGCGGCGCTCCTCAACCAAGAGATCCGCGATCAGATCAACAGCATGTTCGACGCGTGGACCCCCTACACCCCGAGCTGGACCGCGTCCACCACCAACCCCGCGCTGGGGAACGGAACGTTGGCCGGCCAGTACATCAAGATCGGCCGGACCTGCACGGCGTCGGTGATCCTGACCATGGGGTCGTCCACCACCTACGGATCCGGGAACTACACGTTCACCCTCCCGTTCACCTCGGCGAGCGCCACGGTGTCCTACCTCGGAGTCGCCCGACTCGGTGCCGCCCGGATCTGGCTCGGCCACGCCGTCGTCAGCACCGGGTCGAACCTCGCGACCATCACATTCGACAGCGCTGTCGCGGACACGCGCGGCACCAACTGGACCGGGACGATCCCCGAGACGCTGGCCGCGACCCACACGTTCCGGTTCTCGCTGACGTACCAGACGTCCACCTGACCAACCCCGCACACCACGCCGCCCCGAGCCGATGCGCCCGGGGCCTTTTCATGTCTGGAGACCTCATGGCCATCCAGGGCCAGGACTGGGCCTCGTACCAGTCCGCGACGCCGAGCACGGCTGGGCTCGCGTTCACCTTCATCAAGGCCACCGAGGGCACCGGCTACGTGTCCCCGCGCATGGCCGCACAGACCGCGCATGCCCGCGCGGCCGGCCTGGTAGTGGGCTTCTACCACTTCTTGCGGCCCGGATCGATGATCGCGCAGGCCGCGTACTTCGTGGCGAAGGCCGCGAGTCAGGACGGCGACATCCTTGCCGCGGACTGGGAAGACAGCGGGGTGTCCTGCGCCGCGAAGGACCAGTTCATCCGCGAGGTCAAGCGCCTGCGCCCCACGCACCGGGTCGTCCTGTACTGCAACACCTCGTACTGGAAGAGCCGTGACACCACTTCGTATGCGGGCGACGGCCTGTGGATCGCCGACCCCAACCACCCGTCCGGCTCGCCCGGAATCAGCGCGGACTGGCTGTTCCAGCAGTACTCATCCGCTGGCGGCGTCGACCGCAACGTCGCGAACTCGAAGCACTTCAAGACCGTCGCCGACCTGCGCGCCTGGGCAGGCGGAACCACCCCTGAGGAGGAAAACCCCATGGCGGGCATCACCAAGGCCGATATCTACGACGCGGTGTGGAAGACCGACAAGGCCCCCGCGCCGAAGACGAGCACCAGCCTCAAGACCAACCCGACGTGGGCCCCGGTCTCGCTGCTCTCGGACATCGCGAACAACGTGCGCGCGATCAGGACCGCCGAGGCCGGGCAGACCGCGGCCATCGCCGCCCTGGCCAAGCTGGTCGGCTCCGGTGTCGACACAGCCGCCGTGGTCGCCGCGGTCGAGGCTGCGATCGAGACGGCCGTCATCGACGTCAACATCAACAGTAAGGACGCCTGACCATGCGCATCTTCGGTAGAGAGCCCGCGCTCATCATCGCCGCGGTGAGCGGCGCCCTGTCGCTGCTCGTCTCGTTCCAGTTCGGCCTGTCCGGCGAGCAGGCCGGCGCGCTCGTCGCCGTCGTCAGCGCCGTGTTCGCTGCGGCGACCGCGGCCATCACCCGGCCCATCGCCCCGTCGGCGTTCACCGGGCTTGTCGCCGCGGCGGTCGCACTGCTCGCCGCCTATGGGCTCGAGGTGTCGGCCGAGACCGTGGGCGCCCTGAACGCTCTGGTCCTCGCCGTGTTCGGCCTGCTCACCCGAGGCCAGGTCTCCCCGTCGGCGAAGCCTGCTCGCCCGACGGGCGTCTGACCAACCTCGCACCAGGAGGCATGCACGTGGACGCTGCGACGCTCGGCGCGGTCGGTGTCATCGTCGTCGGGCTCGCAACGGCCGCGGGCGCCTGGATTGGGAAGCGCGGGGAAAACCGCGTGTCGCAGTCCGGTGCCGTCCTCGGCGGGTACTCGTCGCTCGTCGACAACTTGCAGGAAGAGCGAGACAAAGCGCAGCAGCATCTCGCCGAGAACGAGGTGCGTCTCGCCGCGGCCTACGCCGAACTCGCCGGTGAGCGTGCAGGAAAGACCGAGCTGCTCACGCAGATCACCGAGCTGACCACCGAGAACGCCCGGCTGCACGCCCGCATTTCCGAGCTTGGAGGGACACCGTTGTGACGCACCGCAGTCCGAATGTTCTCGCGCGCCGGTGGCGATCGTTCGCGCTTGCCGCTGTCCTGCTGGTGCTGTCCGGGGCTGTCCTCCTGGTGTGGCTCCGCATTGACGCTGAAGCTCAACGCACCCAGCAGGTAGCGGCGGAGGCAGACCGTAGAGGTGACGCGGTGAGCACCCTGGCCGGGGACGTGCGGACCCTGCGCGCGCAGATCCAGGCCGAAGGAGGAACCCCGTCGGCCCCTGACCCCTCGCGGGCGGTCGAGAACTTGCCCGACCGGGCCGAGGTGCCCGTGCCCATCCCCGGTCCGCCCGGACCGCCGGGCCCCAAGGGCGACACGGGGGATGTCGGCCCCACGGCCACCCCGTCGCCGGGCGCGTCAGGTGCAGCCGGCCGCGCAGGCGCTGACTCAACCGTGCCTGGTCCCGCTGGCCCGCAGGGTGAGCAGGGTCCTGCTGGTCCGCCAGGAGCGGACGGCAAGAACGGCAACGACGGCAACAACGGCAACGACGGCAAGGACGGGCAGACCTGCCCCAACGGATACTCTCTCCAGGCCCCGCCGGACGATCCGGATGCCCTGGTGTGCCGCCGCGATGGCGCAGAGCCTCCATCGTCATCGTCCGGCGCCCGTAATGGCCTTCTCGGCCTCGGCGCCCTCTCAGCGACTGCGATGTACAGGAGACTCGATGGCTGATGCCCCGCCCCGTCATGTGAACCCCCGGACGGGTGACGCTGTTCCCGCGCCGCCGGCACCGCAGTACGCCGGGCTGTTCGTCGAGCCCGACATTCCGCCGCTGGACGACGAACCCGAGTGAAGACGCCCCCTCCTTCGGGAGGGGGCGTTCTTCGCTGTCTCGCCGCAGCAACGGCGGGGGAGAGCGGACGGTCAGGCGTCTACGAAGGGTGCCGGACCGATGCCGGAGCAGCCGCTCTCTCGGCGGCCACCGGTAGCCATGAACTCGCTCTCGCGTCCGCTGGGAAGGCGCAGGATGCCGGGCGCGGCGTCCCAGAGATCCACATCCTGCACATCCGCGGTCAGCGTGACGCTGCCGGCCCACGTGCTGTTGCGGTCGGACTCACGGTTGTCAGTGCGGTTCGGATCGAAGCGCAGAACGAGGGATGCCGTGACGGGGGCTTCGCGCCCGTCGGGAAAGACGACGACGGCTGGGCCCACGTAGCGAGGGCGCCCGTCTTCAGGGTGGAAGCGGGGACGAGTCGACATGCCGCGAGGTTAGCGCGCGGGCCCACCTCCTAACTGCCTCCTAATCGAGGAGGTAGCGCATGACGTTCCGTGAAGCGCGCTCCAGAGTGTCCACAAACGAACGTCTGGCGACGCTGGCCGCCGCAACTCCGTTATCCCAGCATGGATGTGACGCAAACTCGTGTCCTCAACTATGTTGCGATAACCCCCCTTTGCGGTACGCTCCATTCATGAGAATCGGATACGGACGGGTCTCCACTCGAGACCAGAACCCCGAAGCGCAGGAGGATGCGCTCACCGCCGCCGGCTGCGACCGCATCTTCGTCGACAAGCTCAGCGGCAAGCTCGCCTCACGGCCCGAGCTGGACAAGGCGTTGATGACGGCGCGCGACGGCGACCAGTTCGTCATCACGAAGCTGGACCGGCTCGGTCGCTCGCTGAAGAACCTGATCGGACTGTCCGAGCAGCTGCAGGCGCAGGGCGTCGGGCTCGTAGTCCTGGACCAGGGCATCGACACCAGCACGCCCGTGGGCCGCATGTTCTTCCACATCCTCGGAGCCATCGCCGAGTTCGAGCACAGCCTGATGGTCGAGCGGACGAAGGAAGGACTCGAGGCGGCACGAGCCCGCGGGAGGAAGGGCGGCAGGAAGCAGGCGCTCAAGCCCCGGCAGGTCGCCCTCGCTCAGCAGATGTACGACGAGCTCGGCGAGGACGGCAAGCGCAAGCACACGGTGCAGGACATCGCCAACGAGCTCGGCGTCGCCCGCACCACCATCTATCGGTACCTGGAGAAGAAGGAGAACTGACCATGGGATACGCCCACTACGAGATCTACCGGAACGGTGAGAAGGTCGAAGCCGGATACGACGTCGAAGCCATGTGCGACAAGCCCGACTGCACCAAGCAGATCAGCAGGGGAATCGACGCCCTGTGCGGCGAGACGCCGGGCGGCGATGAGCGCGGCTGCGGCGGCTACTTCTGCGACAGCGATCTCTACATGGCCCCGGACGGCCAGATCGGCTACCGCTGCTTTCTGTGCCGCGACAACGGCGCAGACCCGACCGAGTCCTCGCCCGACGCCATGGTCGTAACATTCGTCGACGCCTGACCCGACGCAGCACGATGCCCCAGCCCGAGGAAAGCGGGCTGGGGCATCGCTGTGTGAGCCTACTGCTCCTCGATCCAGAAGCCGTCGTGCTGGTTGCAGAGGTTGTCCGGGCAGTACCAGGTGACCCCGACGTCAGGGTCGACCTCGTTCGTGAAGCCGCCTCGGTCTTCTCGAAGTCGCGGATGGCTCATGCGCTGGCAGTCGGGGCAGGACTGGGGGCGCAGGGTGCGCGCCACGGATCGGGGATATCGCGTCTTCGGCTTGTCCATGGATTCACGGTGGCACGGGTTTTGTCGTTCATTCCCCCCGGTACCCATCGCCGCAGGTCACGCCGCTTCGTAGTGGTGCGCCCGGCCGCCACGCCATTCCACCATCTGCGGGTCGTCGATCAGCGTCTCCGCGTCCGGGAGCCCGGCACGCCGCAGGAACTCGATCAGGTCGCGGTCGTCGTGGGCGAGGCCGAGGATGTGGCCATACGCGGTGACGTGCCGGCCGCCTGTCGGGGACGGCCAGTGCACGACGACGGGTGCTTTCATGCTTCCAGGGTGGCCCGCAGTGGTGAGGGGCGCATCTGGCTGGCCCGGGTGCGTAGGCCCAGGTTCAGCGTGAGGATCGGGGTGCGGGCGACGGCCCGACAGCGATGGTCCTGGGAGGTACGC